ATACAAACGGACTTCAACATCTTTGTTCTCCTTACTCAAACGCGATTTAGCAGTCTTAGCCTTGATAATATTGCCGACCACTTCTGTTCCATCCTTTTCTTTCTTTTTGCTGAGATAAATGATCGTAGACGCTGCGTACTTGAGCCCGCTGCCTCCGCCCATTTCCTTAGTTGGTACGTAAGATCCGATAACATCATAAGTGTGATTAGTAACAATCATAGGAATATTTGCTTGACCCAACTTGAGAGTGAGCATACGGAATGCACCCTTAATTAGTTGGGATTTAGTCATATCACGAACTTCTTTATCATTTAGAGCATCATTAATCTCTTTGCTTGTAGAAAGCATTCCCAAAGAATCTAACACGAACATACAAGGATTACGTTCTCCCTCAGGTTTTTTCATATACATATCTACTGCTTTGAGTGCTGTTCCACGAAACTCTTCAACAGTAACAACATTGACAACCACAAGACGAGAAGTATCAATTCCACGAGATTCTAATAGGGATTTAGTAATAGCGGCTTCAGTATCAAAGTAGAGACAATAACCATCGGGGTTATTATCAAGAAAATTCTTAACCACAGCGAGAGAGAAGAAAGTTTTTCCAGTAGAAGACTCTCCAGCAATAGCAGTAATCTTATTGCCAGATACGCCACCAAATATGCTACCTGAAACCAGTGCATTAAAAATGTATGAACCCGCATCAACATAAGTCTCTGTCTCATCAATGTCGGAAGCAAGTTGAGTATACTCACCACCAATTTCTTTTATAATATCTTTAAGAAAGTCCATATCAACCAATGTCAATTTTCCAGTTTTTTACATCCGTATCACCTTCTCTACTGATATTGAGAGAAGTTCCATCATCAAAAGCGTCTAGTACTCCAACACCATTATTTTCATAAACTGAATATTCTTGGTAATAGTTATCATTGCTTTTTTGAATGGAAAACCAGGGGCATCCTACGGTAGGATTAATGAAGCAAAGAAGAAGTGCTTTTCCAATATTATCTCCCTTATCCGTAACTCTTTGAATACGAACATAAACGTCCATATCATTTACCCAGTTACTAATGCCATCAACAATATCGGCAACAATATCCATACTAATTCCACCAACAGTTGTGGAACCAGAAACCTCTGGATATGGACTCATAATATTCGTGTTTTTATCGATGTAAACAGTTGTCTTTACTTCGGGCGAAGGTGTTGCCATCTTAATTTGATAGAAGACATCATCTCCCCAACCATCACCATTCCTGACCATTACATCAGTATCTTTTCGCATCCAAGCAGTAAGTCTATTAAAAATTCTAATAATTTTATTTGTCATTCAAAAAATGATTCAAGGTTTGCAGTTTTTTCTACATTCCACCCAATAGAATCAAGAATAATTTTGAGTGGTTCTAGAAATGCTTTTTCAAATTGTAGTTCATAATCTATGTATTTGTCAAGGTTAAGTTCTTTTGGAAACTCCTGAATAAATGAAATAATATTCTCATGAATATTATTGGGTTTTTTGAGATAGATGAATTTAATTTTTTCACCATTTTGAATAGGAGAGTACTTATTAGTTAATTTATTCTGTTTAATATAGTGATTAAAAAGTAACGCTCCACGAACGTGAATTGGTGTTCCTTTTGCATATATAGTTGCCGAAGACTTGTATTTGTTTACATCGGATACAGAGCGTGGGAATGAAATTTGTTCTGGTGGTAGTTCCCTAAACTTTTTACGAGCATTCTCAATAAACTCAATCACCTCATCTTCTGTTCCACTCATCATCAACTTAAGAGCATCCTTAATCATCTTACGACAAGGTGCTGGAGTAGAAGATTTGACTGCTTCAATACCCATCATCTTGAGTTTAGGTTCTTCATAACGAACACCTTCACTATCCCAGACATTCAGAATATAACGCTTCTTCGCAGTCCAAATTCCACGGTCAGCAATATTCTCTCGCTTCATCTGCATCTTCTGGTCATATGCATTCACATAGTCGGCCAATTCTTGGTAAGAACTCTCAATATATTTTTCAAGTTCCATACTAGCGACCTTATCAAGGAATGAGACAATGCTTTCAGTAGTTTTCTCTCTTCCCTTGAATACAGTTTCAACCACAGGACCCATATTAAGATAAATGGAATCGGTGTCAGAAGCAATAACATAATCGACATCGTTAGTTTTAAGAAGTTTATTTAGATAAGAGTTCATCTTACTCTCAATCCAACGAATGGAGACTTGACCACTCAGAGTGATTGCTTCAGCGTTTTCAAGTTTATAATAACGAAAATACTGATTACCAATCGCACCATAAGCAGAGTTAAGAGAAATCTTCTTTGCCATCTGAATATTATTACAGCGAGCAATTTCCTTTTCTAAATCCTTTGTCTTTTTCTTTTCATATTGCTTCTTTGCTTCAATCATCTTCTTCTTGAAGATTACACGGTCCTGATACATCTTTTCCATCAGTTCAGGAAGAAATCCACGAACATCTTTACGGAACATCGCACCATTCGCACAGACGGCATAATCCTTATACATCTCAAAACTAATAGATTGATTGAGAATCTTATCTACAGTCGCAGTAGGGTGCTTCTCTTCCATAAGAGTTTCTGGAGAGATATTATATTGCATAATCAAGTGTGGATACAGAGAGTTCAAGTCAAAGTTCACCACCCAATCATACTTACCTGGTTTTGGTTCTTTTACATAAGCACCAGCATACTTTTCGTTCTTTTGAGACTTGTTCCTGGGAGGAATAACAATATCACGCTTCTTGAGATAGTTGTAGATAATGTTATCCCACATACGAACTTGATAGAATACATCAGCATAGTTGACTTTAGCATCATATGCCATAGTCAAAGCAAGTTCAATCAATTTCATCTTGTCTTCCAGGCGGTCAACAAGTTCTACGTCAACGATGTTATATTCAATAAACTTCTGCCACCCTTTAGTATAAAAGTCCTTAAAGGTATCAAATTCAGAGTGATCCAGTTTCTTCTGACCAAGTTCAACTTCAGCAATATAATCCAAACGATATGATTCCTGTGCCTTATAAGTAAATTTCTTATAGAGGTCCAGATAGTCAAGTTGAGTCAGTCCACCAACATCAAATGTAGTGTGCTTACGCCCATTGATAAAGACTTCTCCTTCTGTTACAAGTCCCCAGTTGGAAAAACGCTTCATCAGTTTTTCACCAAGAACACGATTCAGACGCTTGCAGATATATGGAATATCATACATCTGAATATTCCATCCAGTCACAACATCGGGAACATCAATCATCCAGTAGTTAATAAAATGATTAAGAAGTTCATATTCCGAGGGACAATGGTAATAAGTTACGTCACTGCGGGTATTATTAAATGGTTTAACTCCCCAACTAACAATCTTCTTGGATGTATAATCTTGAATAGTAATTGCAAGAATTTCCTCAGAACAAGATTCAACATCTGGGAAACCTGCTTCAGAGGCAACCTCAATATCCAGAGTTACAAGTTTGATTTTGCTAATATCAAACTTAATTTCATCTTCTGGATATTTTTCTGAAATATATTGATAGATATATCTATCATTTCCATAAATCTCAAACCCACCAATCTCATCATATTTCTTGTAGAACTCACGACAATCCTTAACTGTTCCAGGATTAATTGGTTCAACTAATTCACCACTCAATGTTCTATACTTAGAATCTTTTTTAGTTTTTACATAAAGAGTTGGGAAAAACTCATCTCTTGTCTCAAATCTTTTACCATTTTGTACTCCACGAACCAAAAACTGATTTCCAATCAACTGAACATTAGTGTAGAAATTCATTCCTTAATCAAATCCTCATATTTTTCAAGAAGTGTCGGAGTCGGGTCAGCAAGAGTAAGAATCTTATCCGAACTCATCATAAATGTATCTTGCTTTGTAACTCCCATTAGAAATGGTTCTAATGTTCTAGAAAGTCCTTCAAGTTGGAGTTCTTTCAAAACAAATGGTTTAATTAACTTACAATCAGGTTCTCCAATATCTGCACCAACCTCTTCAATCTGACTGATTAGAATCAGATTGTTCATCAACGCTACTATCTTTGTTGTTTTCTTTTCCATAGTCTAAAACATCTTGAATGTACATTTCTTTTAATTTTTCAGTTGGTTCTACCATAGTAACCAACCAATCAGCAGGAACTGGAATTTTTTCATCGGCAGAAAGAGGAATCCAAGGAAAAAGAGAAACTTCAAATCCAGTTTTTTTATTCTCATTACCTTCAACTTGAGTTGGATTTCTCATCTTTACTATACAAGGTTTAGTAAGAAAATACCCAACTGTTCTTTTGGTCTCTTCATCTTCACCAACAACCATTTCTGCAACATCAGCAATCAAATCTTCTCCAGATTTAAAAAGCATTAATTTAATAGTCATTTTTTACTTCATACCTCCATGTATTTTACCAAGAAAAAAAAGAGGAGTCAACCTGAATTTTGCCAGGTGCTCCTCGCGACGACGATATTCAATTCTATTTATCTTTTTCTTTTAAACTTACAAACTTTTTTTCCAGGAAGCATAGCATACGTCGTCGTTCCCCCCCATCCACATTTTGCTTTTGGTGGTTTAACTCCTGAACCATAATCACCTTTCATTTCTTTTATAAGAGAAATAAACTCTTGGAAGGTTTTCATTAATCGTAAGTTTTTTTATTTATTTAGAGATAGTCTTTTCTCTTATGGTGATCAGGAACAATTCTACCAAGAGTAACAGTCAAAAGACCATTCTCAAAATCGACGGATCTAACTTCCGTGTCATCAGAGAGTGTCCAAGAACGTGTAAAACTCCGTTGAGCCAAACCCTTGTGAAGATAAGTGCTTTCCACTTCTTTATCTTCTTTTTGACCTTCAATAAAGAGTTTGCCGTCTTGAGTATAGACATAGACTTCTCCCTTTTTAAACCCAGCAAGTGCGAGTTCTAAACGTGACTCTACATTACTAACTTGAACCAGATTGTATGGTGGATAGTTAGAAGTCGTTTCATGAAGACTAAAGATGCGATCAAAATATTCATCCAGTCCAATTGTATTGCGGTTGATTCTTTCTAGCAAGGCAGGAAGATCCGCAGCCTGATATTTCATCAGATTAGTCATTATAGTAGCTCCTTTAAAAGCGAGTTTGTATTTTGTGGACCCTTACGGCATCCAATAGTATTTAACCATAAAACAAAAAGAGAAGCAAGGTAAAAACCGTACTTCTCTTTAGGGTGTTCCGACTTTTGTAGAGTGCCGCACGAATGGCACAAAATTATTTATTCGGTTTCTACTACTTTTCCTTTTTTACCAATATTATATTTTTGTTCTAAAATCCAATCACCTTTGTCCTTATAAGCAAGAACTTTAATTTGATTTAATGGTGCAATATCATTTACACTATCAGGTTTGATAACTGTAATAAGTCCCCAATCTGCAAGAAGACGAACAATACGGTTGCGTCTTTGAACATCGTTTACCGTAAGATTTGCATGTTTACCATCAAGGGCAAACAGTTCTTTAAAATGAACTATGAAATATCTACCCTGCTTATGCAAAATATGACACGATTGATAAAGTTTTTTCTCCTTTCTCGATGCAACTCCAATACGAGTCAAAGTTTCACGAACTTTCAGAAAATCATCAGGTTCATTAAGAATCACTTCTACCATTTGGTCTTGAGACCATTCAACAGTAGGTTCTACCGTAGTAGTCATTTTATTCCTCCAATATCAAGTCGTTTTTTTATGAAAGTAAGTTGTTCTTTTGTCAGGATTTTCAGTGCTTGAGATGCTTTTTCATTACTATAACCATAGTATTGTTTAACACATTCTAAGTCCTTGATTTTATCCTTACGGATCCAGGGAGAAAATCTCTTCCGTTTCCTTAGACTATTTAGATAAAACGAATATTGCATATCTTTATCAAGATGATGATTTATATTCATTTCATTCGCATACATCACACAATCAATGTGTCCAGACAAACAACGATTGATAATATATGGTGAATACTCTTTTATATTTTCCGACAGATTTTCCTTTGTAAAATTAATTGAGTTCAACCAATCTTTCAACTCCATAACAAATCTTTATTATAATTAAACAGTAAAAGTTCTTTTCTGTCTTTTTGCTCACGCATATATTCACCAACAGAACGCATGGTATAAGTCAAATCAAACTCACCAGTCTTCCAGTTCTTGAAACGATCTTTGACTAGTTGATCAGAATTATAACTTATCAGTTGATGCATATAACAAGCACCACAATCAGCAGCAAACTTATCGTGATCAAATCCTTTGTGCATTGATCCCTTACTCCCATAGAGATTATCCTTAATATCATAAGGAGGATCGAGATAAACAAAGGCACCCATATTTCCATCCAACAAATAGTCGTAGGAATAATTAGTTATACGCCACTTGGAAATTAGTTTAGAATACTCAGGCAACTTTTCAATCCCACGCATTGAAAAGTTGGAGTTGGATGCTTGTGGTGAAAATGACGAACTCTCTGTGAGACCACTAAAACTGCACTTATTGACAATATAGAAAGCCACAGCACGATAAATACTTGGCAAACTTTGGTCGTTGATCTGCCCTTTTGAGTGAAGAAAAAGTTCTCTTGCCAAATCGGGAGTATTGTTTGCTGTCTTTAAATCTACCAGTTTATCTTTAAGATCAGTACCAAACATCTGGAGTTGTTGCCAGAAGTTTACAAGAGGTTCATATAAATCATTTACCCAAATATTTAATCCAGGATACTTCTTTGTGACATAAATCGCAACACTTCCACCACCAAGAAATGGTTCACGAAACTCATCATAGTTTCGAAGGTCTGGAAAATAGGGACCCATCTTAGCGACTGCTCTGCTTTTGCCGCCAGGATACCTCAAACAGGTTTTTAGTTGTTTTTGACTAATTGGCATTCAATTTCTCCATAATCATTTCATACTTTTCTCGGCGTCTATTTCCAAGATAAGGTTTCATTAATTCAGTCCACCTTTTTGCCGCCTCCCCCTGAAGACTTATACAATAAACTGGTTTTTGTCCTGCTGCTATGTGAGCAGGACCTCCATCGGTGTAAATTGTTTTTCTACCATCCATTATAGTAGCAACTCGCTCCATAATGTCCTGGTCAGTCATAGACATACTCATAGAAACATAATCTTTCTCTGTATATGTTTTTCCGTTAGAGAAAGTTCTTGTTCTTCCCTTTTTGTAAGTCCAAGATCCTTCACCTTCCCATATACCAGTTAACCAGGCAAGTTCTGTTTCTGATGGTTCTCTATGTTCGTAGATAGTACCTTTAGCCATAACTTTTAAACTACTCCACTACTATTTAGTATTGGAGTTATTTTAACGGAACTCACACTCCACCATAATTTCAGTTAGTGCTGCTAGGAGGTTAATTTCTTGATCAGCAACGAACGCAATTTGGTATTGATACTTAGCAATAACAAGAACGGCAGCAGGGATAGACTGGGGAAGTAAAATATCGTAAAGGGTGTCATAAACCCTGCGAAGAATGACAGAAGAATCGTTGTCCAGGTTGGAGACCACCCACTTTCGGACTTCTGAGAAGTTTTTTTCTTTGAGATGCTTGACGAGTTCATTTACTGTAATGTCTGAGAAAGATGCAAGAATTGCTGCGTCGATTTTTCCTGACGTAGAATATCGTTGGCATTCGTTGAGGACGCGTCGAAAATCTGGGAAGTGCTTCGATACCAGTTCCGCAAGGACTTTTTGGTCATACTCAATCCTTTCCGTATCCAAGATTGTTTGGAGACGATTGAAGAAAGATAATGCAAGTTGTTGCTTCTGTTTTCCCTTGATTGTGAAGTCAATGACGGCACATCGAGAGTGCAGGGGTTCAATGATTTTGTTCTTGTAGTTGCAGGTAAAGATGAATCGGCAGTTGTTATAAAATGCCTCAATATTTGCCCGTAGTAAGAGTTGTACGTCGTTGCCTGTGTTATCTGCCTCATCGATGATGATGACTTTGTGTTTAGAAGATCCCGTAAGTGAGACGGTCGAAGCAAAGTTCTTTGCTTGGTTCCGTACAGTATCCAAGAAACGCCCTTCGTCGGATCCGTTGATGACATAATAATCTGCTCCCAATTCATTACAAAGTGCTTTTGCAATGGTAGTTTTACCAATTCCAGGAGGACCTGCAAGAAGAAGATTTGGAATTTCACCTTTCTCAACAAACTCCTTAAAAGTTTTTTTAGTATCATCAGGGAGAATACAATCATCAATTACTTGAGGACGGTACTTCTCCACAAAAAGAAATTCACTTGTCATAATTTAAATACTCAATTGCTCGTTTAATTCTTTCAATATCATCCTGGAATACACCTAGACCCCTGTTACAATTGTGGCATAAGTGCCCTCTAAATTTTTTATTCTGATGATCATGATCTATAACCCATATACTAGCATTTCCACCAGTACCTTTCAACTGTTCTTCAGATTTTAAACATATTGGACAAGAATATCCACTTGGAGGATTTCCATATTTTTCTCTAAGGAGTTTTCTTTCTTTACTTAATTTGTATCCACATTTCCTACATTCTGGTCTCAAATATTTTCCACCACTGGAAGGAGAAAAACAAGAGTTATCCAAAAGTTGATTGCATTTACTACAAACTTTCATACCCAATCAGGTTTTCGTTCTGGCATACGAAGATAATTAGATGCAACCCAAGGTTTGGATGCGATATACATCTTGTAAGCAGTAAAAGTGTCAATGCTTGTGTCAAGTTTATACTCATTTGGCATAGCACGAACAAAGTTTTCTACCTTATTAATTTTACCACGAGGGAACAAATAAAAGGCATCTACGAGTGTCTTGTAACAAGAATGAATCTTACCATAACGTAGAGTGTATTCATCACATAAGTTAAGACCGTGCTTAATCAACCAGTAGGCATTATGAACAGACTCTGCTGCCCATTTGGTGCAGGGGTGATTGCGGAAAGCACCCTTCTCAGTGCTGTAAGGAGTATTGTCTGCCTTGAGAAGGGGTCCATAGTTGTGATACCACTTAGAGGCAACGATAGAGAGCATCTGACAGCACTCTAGGGGCATCTTGACAACGTGCTTGTCAGGAAGGCAGAGAGCACTTTCAGCGGGATATTCACTTGTTACGAAGATGTTCATCCGAAGGTTGAATCAGGTTCCAGTGCAATATAGTATTTTACATCATGATTCTTACTCTCAAAGCGAGAAAGAAGTTTTTGTGAAATGACAACCTCATAAGTTCCAGACAGAATCTTGATATTTTCAACCTTGAAGTTGAAGGTAAAGACAGAATCAGTTTCACCAACAACGATGGAGAAATCGTTAGAAGTGTCGTTCTTCTTATCACGTACAACCAATTTTACCACACCTGCCTCACCAACGGCAGAAAGGTCAGGCAGTTGATAAACTGCTGCTGCCTTGAGAAGTTTGTCCAACTGCTCTGTGCTCAATTCAAAGCAGACATCCTCGCTAGGAAGAGCAATTTCTTTGTCAGGTGGCGTAACGATTACACTGGGGTCTGCAAAGAAATACTTGGAACGCATCTTACCTTCACGGATAACCACATATCCACCATTCTCAAAATCAAGTTCAGGACTTTGGTGAAGACCCAGACCATTCAAAAATTGATTTAGGTCATAGATGCCAAAATCTTTCGGAAGTTCTTCAGTAATTGTTGCTTCAGCAAGAATATTCTTCATTACAGAAATAGTACGAAGAGAATTCCCTTCCTTGAAAAAGATGGATTGATTAATAGAAGAAAAGTTCTTCAGGACAGAAAGAGTTTTATCAGAGAGTTTCATAATCACTTATTTTCAACAAGGTTAAGGTGGTTAATCAAAAGGATAGTATAGTGCAGAACTTTAAACAAATCAGCACGAGGAGTGCCTTTCGTATCGTAACGATCTGTATACTTGGTAATATTACCAGCACAGAATCCTTCACGACGATTATGTTTGATTTTATCAAGAGTTTGCTCTTTACCACCTCCAGTACGATCAACATAATGTTGTCGATAAGTACTAGCAATATATTCTTCAAGTTGCTTTAGAATTTTATCTTCGTTATATTTCCAAAAACCATTTTTGTTTGTATCTTCAGTCATTTTAGAATTAAATGTAATAGTATCTGGTGCAGAATAAGGATTTCCAGTCAGACTGATTCCATCATAATTCCAGAAATCCTGTGCTCCCGAAAATGAAATAGTATCAGTTTCAGATTCACCAGTAATCATAGTATCTCCAAATGTTTTGGGAATGGAACTTTCATAAGTGCTCTCAAAGTTTTCAGACATTTTATTTCATAGTAAAGGACAAAAAGAGGAGGCACATTGACCTCCTTATATTCTATCAGTTTGCTTGCCGTTCGTCAACGTATTCTACAGTCAGTTCAGGTTGAGACGGCATCACAAAGTCAACATCAACTTTATCATACAGTTCCAAGAATGCTTGCTTGGTTTCATCATCAAAGCGATTCACACAAACTTGAATTGCCTTTGCTTTATCGCCAAAGATGCTGTATGCGCGAATAATGTGAACCAAGCGGCGGGTGCTGATGATTTCCTCAATACCACCATCGTAGAAGGTCTTGCGGATGATATCGCCCCAATCAACTAGACGCTTGCAGAAGTCACGATCCTCCACTCCAAGATCCAGAGCAATGCCCTCAAGAATCTTCTGCTCCACAGAAGGGGCAGGATAGGACTGCTCAAAGGTCACGGGAAAACGCTCCAGAAACGCCTCGTTGAGCACGTTGGTGCCGATAAAGCGACCGTCATCAGAACCCTTGCCCTTGGTGTTTGCGGTGGCAATCACGTTGAATCCAGCGGCAGGTTTGACGAACTTACCAATCTTCTTCAGAAAGACACCTTTGCCTTCCAGAACAGATTGAAGGCACAGAATCTTATTAGAAGCAAGATCAATCTCATCCAACAGCAGCACAGCACCACGCTCCAGTGCTTCAATCACAGGACCATTGTGCCAGGCAGTTTCACCATTCACAAGGCGGAAACCACCGATCAGATCGTCTTCATCAGTCTCAATCGTGATGTTAACGCGAATCAGTTCACGCTTAAGTTGAGCACACGCTTGCTCCACACTGAACGTTTTACCATTACCCGAAAGACCCGTAATGAACGTAGGATAAAAGAGACGGGACTGAATAATGCGTTTAATATCGTTAAAGTTACCAAACTTGACGAAGGTATCATCTTTATCAGGAATAAGATTTTGAGTTGCTGTGGGAAGAACGGCAGGAGAATTAAAGTTACGCTCAATCTCCTGAACTTTTTCCAGAGTCACTTCCATATTCCAACGACCACGCCCAACTTTAAAGTTTTCCAGTCGTTTAGTGACAGTAGGATAAGAAATATTTTTAGAAGCACAGTAACCACGAACGTCAGCAGCAGTAAACTCTTTTCCGAAGGTATTCTTTAGATCGGTCAGAATTTGATCGTCGGTCATCTGAATGCGAGTCATGAAGTGGGTTTGTTTGAACTGAAGTCATTATAGAACGAAAAAGGGGTCCAAAGGACCCCCTGTGGTCAGTTTGCCAACTGGTTGCGAAGTGTCTCCAGATACTCCTTGCTACCGATATGACCTTTATAACCAGGATAGTATTTCTCAACAAGTGCAGGAATGCCAATAGCAGTAATTACACTGCTACAAGCAATCCACACTTCTTTAGTATCGTATTTGACAACGTGTTCAAAAGGAAATTTTTGTTTCATGCTACCAAAGAAATGAATTCACCAAGAACTTTTTTATTTAGTTTTTTGGTTTTAAGAGACTTCACAAAAGCAGATTTAATTTGTGCTTTAGTTGCACATTCAGCAACCTCAAACTCAGCATCCTGAGACAAAGCACTGGATGAAAGTCCAAAGTATGCATCATATCCAGAATTTGTGATGGTGAAACTCTTCAGTTTCTTCCAATCATTTTGAATTTTCTCATACTGTTTATCAAGTTGAGAATAATAGAGACTAATAAATCGGTTAGCATGTCCATTGGACAGAACACGAATACCGATAAAATTCACAGAAGGAAACTTATCTTTCAGGTTATTAAGAAGAACATCAGTAAATTGGTGATACCCATAATCAATCTTATAGGTAGTTCCAAGTTTACGATCCCTCAGGAAAGTTTTATTTGGATTGATACTACGAACTCCCATATATGGATCAGATTCCCAATTACGCTTCACTTCTTTGTGATAAGCAAGATGATTTGCTTCACCATCAGTAAGTACAATACACTGAACCTTTTGAAGTTTATTTTCATGTTGAAACTTAGGAAGAATTTGATGAAGACTAATCAGTGCTTCATTCAAAGGAGTTCCAGAAAGGCAAAGACGATTGGGATAAGTATAGGAACAACGATACGTATCACTAAAACACATGGCAAGACGCCAAATGTTCAGCATTTGCTTTTCAAGTTGATTTCCAGAAACTTTACTGGTAATAAGATTCATCAGAGAAAATGTCTCATCAATACAGAGAGCACCTTCTTTCTTTTCATAATGAGGAGTGCGATCAGAAGAAAGATACTTTCCAGTTGCATAATCATACTCACCACGGCGCCATTCATTAGTGAAAGCATAAACCTCAAAGGGAATAGAAACTTTCTTACAGAACCACACAAGATTGAAGAGTTGCTTACAAGTATCAAGAAGAACGTGTTGCATTGACCCACTCCAATCCAAAATGAAGATCAGACCGTGATTTTTTCCATCAGGAATTACAGTCACTTTCTTGAACAAGTCTTCAGTATATTTGTAAGAATGAAGGCGAGCAGTATCAAGAACACCAGTGCGAGAAGTAGAAGCACGGGCATAAGAATCTGCTGCCTTACGGCACTCAAATTCCTTTACAAGATAATTCACTTCCTTTTGGGCAGAAAGTTTGAACTTCTTAAACTCTTCATCTGCAGATTTAAAGATATTAACAGATTCCAACCGACCATTCTCTTTGCCATAATTATCATGCTGCTCTTGCTGATGCTTAAAGGAAGAATCAATTTCTTTATGAATATCAAAGTTTTTGCCGATGACAGTATCAAGATTTACTTGAGGAACTTCAATATAAACATTTTCGGAACCACTATCGTTCACCAAATCACGAATCTTATCTTCCAAAGATTCGGCAGTGCGAACTTCAGGTTCTTCTTCATCACCTGAAGAAGTGTTGAGAGTTTGTTCACCCTGAGCAGATCCAGTTTCATTAGTTTGTTCTGGTTGCGAAGAATCAGATTTGCCTTCCTCTTCACTTTCCGATTGCTTTTCTTCAGTAATATCACTTGCTTGAGATTGGGAATTACCTTGAGTTTCGTGAGAGTCCCAATCTGCAACCTTTTGCTGCTGTTCCTTTTCCTTTTTACAATACTTATAAAGTTCCTCTGCAGCAATCAAAGCATCAGCAAAAGTTTCTGTTGCGGCAATCAAATCAACAATTTCTTTCTCTTCAGGAGTAAAGTCCAGAGTTACAAAGTTACCAACTTTAAAATATAGATTTACGCGATCAGCAAGATTGAAGGAAGAAATATCTTCATCTTCCAACTGAAAGAAATCTTGCTCATTCAGTTCTTTATAACCATTAAAGAAAGTTTTAGCAAGTCCAGCATACTTGCGTTTCATCAGTTTCTCAACGCGAGCATCTTCCACAACATTAATAAACTGTTGGGGAACTTTACAAGTCTTGCTCCAATCCTCATCAGGAGTGAAGATGCTATGCCCGCATTCGTGAGCGACAAGCAAATCATACACAAGACCACTTGCTTTCTCCCACAGAGGCAGAGTCAGAACGCGAGTGTGAACATTAAAGCAAGCAGTAGAAACCTTCTTGTGCTCCACCACAAGGTCTTCAGTAGCAAGCAGTTTCGCAAGTTGAGACTTAATTTCGTGTGAGACAGGCATCTGATTTGTTTCGTATGAAACCATTATACAAAAAAAGAGGGTGGTAAAACCCTCTTTTGTGCCAGTTTGGAAAGTGGTTTGTTATGGTTTTGGGGGCATACCACCAGCACCTTTACGTCCAAAGGTCATTGCGTGTCCTGCTCTATCAGCGTGTTGTGCTGCTTTATCACCAAACTTTCTTTTGATTTGTCTTCTAAGATTATCAGTTTGTTTTACATTTTTTGGAGAATCTTGACCTTCAAACTCACCAGTATAACTTGTAGCATATGCTTTTGTAGCAGTCTTCTGTGAGATTTCTACAATATCTTCTCTCCACTCTTCACTCATATTCACCATAATTGCTTCTGCTGCTTCTTGAGTATCAGCATATCCTTCATCAAGTAAATGTGAGAGGATGATGTCGTAAATATCTACTTCTTCTGTATATGGACCACCAACATGTCTCATAGTTCCAAAAGCACTTTTAGCACCTTTTACCTTTTTAACTCCTCTTGTAGAACTTCTTTCTGCTCTACGATTTGAAGTTTGTTGTCCTGCTGGTTCTCCAGGAAGAGCATATTTTTTATTTCTTTTTCTAATTTTTTGGAGAGGTGTTAAACCTTCGTCTTCTCTTGCTTCATCAAGTTGCTGGTTTTCAACAACTTCCATATATGCTTCTTGAAGATTGCGAATGTCTTTAGCGTCCATTTTTACAAATACTTTTTAGTTATTTATAAAAAAGAAGCGTCTCGTTGATTGAGACGCTTCTTGAGTGCTTGTCTTCGTGCTTTTGCTTGCCTCAGTGCTTGCGGTTTAAGTTTTCGTTTCTGTTCTTTCTTGGAATGATGGTATCGGTTTGGAACTTGCATGGTTCTTTGGTGGTTCAAGCAACTCTACTATCTATTAATTTATTAAACAAGTAGTCCAGTTTTTAAAGTGTCCCTTTGTTTCTTTTTAGATGAGATTGTCTCATCTTTTCTTTTGTTTCTTGAGAATGTTTTGTCCCTGCTCTATTATTTCCTCTTTTTTTCGCAGCAACTTTCATTTTTTCTATTGTTTCAGGGCTCATTTTTTTACCTTTACCACCCTCTCCTATTTTTCTTTTATGTTCCTCAGAAAGTTTTCTACCAAGCATAGACATTCTGTGTTTTTCTATCTGCTCAGGAGTTCTTTTTCTTCCCATTAGAGATTTACTTATCTTATCACAAGTTTCTTTAGATGCTTTCCATCCACTTTTTCCATCACCGCCATCAGTAAGATTTCTCAAAATACCAGTATTATTATCCTTTCTTCCAAATATTGAAATTAAATATATTTCGTGTTTGATTGCTTCATCTTCACTAATATTATTTTTCAATATAAGTATTCTTTCTTCCGGTGGAATAGGAACATAATGTCCAGGATGCAAATGTCTTTGAGTTTTGCATTTACCCTTTCCAATATAATATGGAGTTTTATCCTCTCTCAAGTAAGCATAAGTATAGTAATTTTCCATTATTACACTTTCAAATTACTATACTTATTTATACAATATTACTATTGCTCTATTCTACTAAATCCCTTTACCTTAGAGAATTTTATAACGCTTTCAAATCTGTCCTCTAGTCCAGTTTTGTGAGAGATAACAAAAATATTTGCATCCTTAATCACATAACGAATAATCTTAAGGAATTCTTCGGTTCCAAATCCATCAAGCGAACTATCAAACACCTCATCCATAATCAAGAGATTTGTGTTGACTGAGTTCTTCATTCTAGCAACTTCTCTCCAGGTGAAAAGAAGTGCTAAATCAATTCTCATTTTTTCACCTTCACTAAAAGAAGCATAAGAAAAATCTTCATGAATAGGTGACTGGACGGTTTCGTTAAATTCCTCATCAAGTGTGAAGTTAATGTAGAAATCCATCATCTGAAGATAACGGTTTACTTGCTGATTTATCAGCGGTAAGTACTTCTTAATGATTTTGGATTTTACTCCACCGTCTTTAAGTAAACTATACGAAAAATCGTAATAGTTAATTGAGTCTTTTTTAGAAGCGAGGTCGTCGTATGTAGTTTTTAAGTTGTCTTTGAAGGATTCTAACTTTTCATGTTCAGAATTTCTGTTTGCAAGGTTCTCGGTAAGAGTTTGAATTTCAGATTCAAGATTTCTGACCTGTCTGCGACACCCATTAATCTTGATATTGTTTTGAGAAATGCCATTCGTTAGTTTTGAAATCTCCTTCGTTAGAGTATTGAATTGACGCTCTCGCTCCTCTTCCTCTTTAATTGCCTCCTCTAGTTCTTTATAACCAGATTGCAACTCCTTTGCTTTATTTTGAGCGTCTGTAACTCTATTTATTCTAAACTCTTCATCAATCGGTTGTGTGCAGGTGGGGCATACCATATTCTCAGTGAAAAACTTGTGCTCTTTAGTAATAGCAGATACTTTTTGAGAAATTTTTCCTTTAAGATTTCCCAGTTTACGAAGTTTTTCCGAATATCCAATGATAGAATCTTGCTCACGAATAAGTTCCCGAAGAGGTTCTTCTACAGACTCATTTTCCCGCAAATATTGTTCTATTTCGCTATCTAAATCGGAAATTTTCCGATTATTATTGTTTATATTTTCCTTTCCTCGATTTTCCAACTCCCCAATAAACTCTTCTTGCATCTTAAGTTTTTCGGCAAGAGATTGTTTCTTGAGATCTAGAATTTTAATTTCTTCTTTTGCCTGACGAATTTTCTCTTTAATGACAACATTCATAGAAGAGAAAATTTTAATATCAAGCAAGTCCTCAATTACTTCTCGACGATGTGCTACAGAAAGTTGCATAAAAGGAACAAAAGTACTTGAACCCAAGATAACAATTTGAGTGAAAGATTTATAGTTCATTTTAAGAACATTTTGCTCTAACCATTTTTGCTGATCCAAAGCAGCAGATGATTGGTCTAGTGCAACATCATTTCTCCAAATTTCAAAAAGTGCTGGTTTAATTCCTCTTACAACTTTCCATTCAATATTTCCAATACTAAACTCAACCTCAACTCTACAATCCTTCTCATTCACAGAATTAATAAGTTGTGGTTTATTAATTTTACGAAACGGTTTTCCAAATAAAGAAAAAGTCAAAGCATCTAGAACGGTACTCTTACCTGCTCCATTTGTTCCGATGATCAAATTGGTTTTGTTTTTTGTAAAGTCAACTTCCGTATATTGATTTCCGGTACTTAAGAAGTTTTTCCAACGAATTGTTTTAAATAAAATCATGATCTGAGTTTGGAGGAATTACAATGTCATCTGGAGTAATAATAGTATATTGATACCCGTGCATTTCGCATGTTTGTATCATTACATCGTCATCAATTTCAATTACATGCATTTCTGGAGAACCTTCTTCTTCTAACATCATAGCATATCTGACAGCATCATCTTCTTCCTGAAAGAGATATAAAATATGTTCTCCTTCATCATCAATTACAGAATATGCACCTTCAGTTTCTCTACCGCTGATTGTTAGAATAAACATTAAATTAATTCACATGCTTCTTGATATATTTCTTGCATCATCTTTTGAATAATAGATTTATCAAGACTAATTTCCGCCTCCTCAATATATCTATTCAAAATAGATATGGTATCTTCACTTTCAAATGCTTCAAATTCATCAGATTCCCGAATATTAAAATTTTCAATAATTTTGAGTTCTGCAATGTTTGACGTATAAAGTTTATCAATAAATTTTTCAAATTGTTTGGTATTCGATTTTTTACGAACAATAACTTTAACTATTTTATTCTCATACTCACGGACATCAAACGTTTGATAATTTGTATCTTCATAATAAATGTTATGAAACATCTTATAAGGATTGTCAATATAAGTATGTTCCAATGTTTCAGTATCAAAAATTACAAATCCACGAGTGTCATTTACATCCGTCCAAAACATCTGGTAAGGATTGCCGAGATAGAATACATTTCCATTATTAGAACGAGTGTGGTAATGACCAGAAAATACCCTAGAGAAGTCTTTAAAAATATTCGCTTCCAATCCATGTTCCATAATAATTTGACTATTTACACGAAACCCCTGAAGTTCAAGATGTCCCATTGCAACTTTTGCTTTGGTTTTTTTAATAATCTTAAGAGATTTCTCCTCGTTTTCCATACAAATCCACGGAAGAAGAAGAATATCAAGATTTTCAATTTTAATTTCAGTAGGAGAAGAATATGTTTTAATATTTGGATAATCCTTTAAAAGAAGTTGGGGAGAATTTGTATTATTAGTGTTCTTATAATAGCTATCATGATTTCCAACAATCATATGAACCTTATAGTTCTTAAGAGGTTCAAATACAACTCTCTTCGCCCACTCCAAACTCTGGTAATCAATTGATTTACGACTATCAAAGGCATCACCCATATGAATTACTGTATTAATCCCATACTGTTCCAGTGTTGGGAAAAATACATTCTTGTAGAAAAGTTCAAAATAATCATGAAAAAGTTTTGAACCTTTTCTAGCCCCATAATGAGTATCTGTAATAATTGCTACTTTCATTCAATACCGCAGTTTGCTGTGAATCCCGTCCTTGATGGAATTATAATCGGAATAATTCCCACCGTCAACCGTATTGTCGTCAGCAAATACTTCAGAATACCCAGAACGCTCAAGGATTTTGTTTTTAATTTCTAACTGACGCTTTTCTCTTTGAATTCTACGGAGGAAAGCATAGTGAATGATTTGTGTGAAGTATGCGAAAGGATTCTGTGACTTCTCTGGATTGAAATTGTGAATATACTGAACACAATTCTCAATACCGTCAGAAATCATATCCTCCTTGAACATATAGTTCACGAAGTTTGGTTTGAAGGAAAGGTGATTAGCAATCTTCAAGAAACACTCTCCAATGTAGCGAGGGATGGGAGGTTTTGGTTTGTTCTGTAAGACTGCAATCTCTTTATCTTCGCGATACTTAATAAGAGCTGCAAGAAACTCTTTGTTGTTGACGTAATGCTCTGACCTCTTTCTCTTGGTCATAACTGCTGTGGTTATCATTAGTTTTTGTCATTATTATGTAGAGATTATAACATTTTAACCAATAGTTGACAAGATATTCGAAACCTTGTACAATAACCTTTGTCGGGGTTGATAAGATTAGATTTAGCTATTTTTATAAAGCTTCTCTAATATTTCTTTAGCATCATTAACGTTAGCAATATATCCCATTTTACGATTAAGTTTTGATTCATTTGTGCCTTCTTTATTGGATTGTCTGACAAAAGATTGGTATATCATAATCATTTCAATATCTGAAGATTCTGACATTGTAATGACATCATCTAAATTTATAATGAACATATCTTCTTTGGTGGTTTTTAACCACGGTTCTATTTTATATCCAATCATTCCTGCCCTACCTTTAATTTCATTAATTGTGATTGGATTAGAAACAATTAATATTGTTTTATCTTCTTCTTCAGACGCTGCTACTTTAGCAAAGATTTCTTCGCCAGTTTTTAATTTAAGCGTACAGTAAAAATCTTCCTCTATCATTTTCTTTTAAGTTTTATTGTAATAATTTCATAATTAAAGTTTTCTTCGTTGTAAATTTTAATACGTTCTATGAGATGATTTAAAGTATAGTTTTTTCTTGAGTTGTATGTGCAATCGTCGGAGATGTCGTACAGGACTGCTTTGGTTTTATTTTTTCCCTTTCTGAGAACTCTTCCGATTGATTGAAGGTTTCTGATTCTTGATTTGCTAGGGGAAGCAAAGATAACATTATGTAAATTTCTAATGTTGATACCAGTAGAAAAAGTGCCGTAAGAAGCAACGATGATTGCATTATTTTCTCTCTCTGTGATTTCTCTAACTAATTCTCTTTCTTCAGTATCTACACCACCGTGAATAAAAAATACTTTACGATCACCGTGCTTAATATTATTTATCTTTTCATAAAGAACTGCTCCATGTGCTTCAACCCTAGAAAATAAAACAAGAGTATTTCCCTTTAAATCTAAAGAAAGATTTGTAATAAACTTATTTCTTTGTTCATGGGTAATTAGATATTGAATCTCATCTTCATAAGTTTCAAACTTTTGTGGAGAATGCTTGAGAACAAGGCAACGGATATCTAATTGGGAAATATGACCTTGTTGCATTAACTCATAAGTTCTTGTAACTTTATACGATGGACCAAACAATCCTTCAAGAACCCATTTGTGGGTTTGAGTTCCATCTAAAGTTCCTGTAAATCCAAAACGATATTTTGCATGATGAAGTTTAGTCATAATCTCAATTAGAGATTTACTCTTGAAGAGATGTGCTTCATCACCTATAATCACACTATAATCTTCAAAGAAAGAACGTTCTAATTTATAGATAGATTGCCAAGTAGTAATAGTTACTGGATGTTCGTTTGTTTTTTCTCTTCCAGAATAAATCTTGTGACAATATGACTCAGCATCCCAACCATAATCTTCAAAATCCTTGTACATCTGCTCTACCAAAGATGTCGTTGGAACAACTAAAAGAATTTTTTGTCCTTTATCTACATAATACCTTACAAGGGAATAAATCATTAAGGATTTACCTGAGGCTGTGGGTGATATCAATAATTTTCTATTATGTCTTAGAGCATCGTATACTCCATCTACTTGATATTCCCGTGGAGAATGGGCGCAAATAGATTTCATATAATCTTTGACACCTTCATACGAAATACCTTCATTAACCTCAAAAGGTAATCCATAGAATTTATTTTCTTTAAACTCATATGTATAGTTGTGGAGGGTTAGTTTGTCGATAATCTTATCTAACAAACCGGCATAAATTTCTCCAGTATGAGTACTTAACAGTCGAATCTTGCCGTCCCAGTGTCTGCTTCTATACTGGGACATAAATTTTGCAGATTCTACTTCAAAAGTGAAATATGGTTGGAGTTCATATAAAATATGAGATTCGCAATGAAGTTTGATATAAACTTCATTTTTCTTTTCGATGATTACATCACTCATAACATTAATATTGCTATGAGTATTTATTTACCCCAATCCAGACTGAAAACGAATGAACTCGATTGCATTTTTGATTTGATAAGTTCTATTTTGAATCATTTTTAAAATACTTTCAATATATGTCAACATTGTGTCATAATAATCAATCTTCAAACATATTGTGGAAAGTTTTTCATCCGCATCAAGATACTTTTGCATAGTGTCTTTATCGCGAATCTTTTTGGGAAAGGGATTTTCTACGTAGACCTCTGGATCTGATTTTCCGGAGTAATATTCATATCGTTCGTGGCGTATATTTCTTTTTTGTTGCTCAGCTTTTTTTCTTAGAAGAAATATTGTGTTGTATAACTCAAAGTATTTTGCATGAATAGTTGGGATGTTTGTAGACTCTGTGTGAAGATTATCCATATCAATTTTGGAATCTTGCTCCCACATCCTCTGAATTGTGTCAAGGTCTAAACTCATAAAGGATTTCCACTTAAGTCAGTTATATTATAGATAGTATACTTGAAACTAACGTCTGCTGTAAAGTATTGAATGTCTGATGCTGTTGCGTCAAATGTCAATGTGCCTAGGGAATATGGAAATAAATCACGGAAAAATACTTGGAAGTTTGATATCATACTGCTATTTAAAACCTGCAGAGTTCCGTCTGAGTAAATATCTTGATTGTCATTGACGTAATTTGTATTAATAATACGACCATCCTCCAGGTCATGAAATTCTTTTAAACTCTCCGGATAACCAAGACCCCTTATCCACCTCTGAATTTCCATATAATTTCCCAAGTCTTCATCGACAATAAATCTCAGATTCAAATCTCCAAAATCAACAGTATTTCCTGGTTGTGGAATGTTTCTGCCAAGTCTTGTTGGTTGATTTGAAATTCCGAGAGTTAAATCAGGAATATTAATTTCGTTGCAAAAAAATGCAACTTTCGGAGATCTTTTAAGTACAAATTTAAATCCAGTGGGTGATAGAAAATTTCTGTTTTCTACGTCAGTTCCTCTTGCCATCTTTTTTTAAATATTTAGATAAAAAAAGGGACCCTTTATGGGTCCCTTTGAAAAAGTTGTGAAGGAATCACATAAGGTTCTTAACAGCAACTCTTCTGTAGTAACGGTTGGAGTTGGTTTGTAGTCTTCCAAGACCCTGAGTAGTTCCCTCTGCAAATGGGTTTGCAACGAGACCGTAACGGGTCTTAAAGCCGATTTTAGGCTGGAAGCTGTTCTCACCAACGGCACGAACCATTTGGAGAGGAACATAAGGACAATAGAATAGTCCTGCGTCATAAGGTGAAGAACCCTTATAACCAACAACATAGTATTGGTTACCTGGAGTTGTGTTACCTGAAGTCAGGTTGGCAGCATATGGGTCAATGTAGACGCGGAATTTGCCCATCAGAGTACCGGCAAAAGTATTGCCAGTGTCATCGACGGACAGATTAGCATTGAGTGCGGGGGTGTAGTCTAGAACACCAGCCATGGTCAGTGCTGAAGCAACGTCAGCAGAGCACATGATGATGTTGCCCTTTCCGCGACGAGTTCTCTGAGCGATTGCATTAGCGTCTCTTTCCATTTGGAATAGAAGACCTTTGAACTTCTCAACCGACCAACGACCGTTAGAGTCAACGTCAAGGTCAAAGATACCAGCGGTAGCAACGTTCTGAGAAGCACCTTTTTCAGCAACCATATAGATGGTTCTGATAACTTCACGGTTGATTTCAGCAAGAATCTCAGTTGACAGAATATTTGCCAACTCAGCTTCTGCATTCAGACCATGGATTGCCTTAAGGTCTTGGGCGAGTTCTAATGAGTACTCAGCTTTCAGAGCTCTTGACTTAGCGGTAACAGTGACTTTCTCGATCGAGAATGCCATCTGGTTGAAGGCATCATTACCACTATCAAGGTTTTCTGCATCACCTGTTGGCATACCCTGACCGACGTTATAATCGGTAGGAGCAACTGAAGCAGCATTCAGAACAGATGGGTTTGAACCTTGCTGATTGGTAGTACCAATACCAGCGGCAGTGCTACCAAATCCAGCAATATTAAATCCGGAATCTTGTCCAGAGAATGCTGAATCAACCTCGTTATAGAAGGTTTCATTTCCGCTTTGGGTATTGTAGCGGGAACGCATTGCAAAGATGAGTCCTGTAGGACCACTCATTGGTTGAACGCCAGCGAGGTCATAAGCGACCAGGTTGGGCATTGAACGACGGATGAGTGAAATCAGAACGGGATCGAAACCAGCGGTAGGACCAGCGGAAGCAGCGCCGCCACCAAATCCACCACCAACACCACTAGCATTGCCGCTATTGGTTGGTGACTCCATTAGGTTTGTAATTCCGCCTGCTTGGAAAGCAGACTCTTCTCTTAAAAATCTTTCTTGGTTTTCGAGCAGGACAGCGGTGACAGATCTACGATGAGAATCTTTGATAGGGTCAAGACCCTGATAGTCTAGTAGAGGTGCCCACTTTTCCTGCAGATGCTCGGAATGGAACATTTGCTTTTACCTTTTTACTAAAGTGCGTTTTTTTGTTTGAATTATATTAAATTCAATTATTTGCTGAATGCTGAAAGAGTCTTCAGATATGCAGCCATCGGTCCAGAAATAGATTCTGTAGATGAATCTACACCTTCAGACAATGTTTCAGTCTTAGCAGATGGAGAAACTACTCTTGAAGGGAAATATGATTCCTTCAATGTCTCCAGTTTTTCACGATATTCTTCTTCACTTTCAAACTCAACACTTTCGGCAAGTGAAGCGAGCTTGTCTTTCTGAGTGTCTGCAAGACCATCAGCGACCTGTTCAAAGATTCCATCAGCAACCGACTCTGCGAGACGCTTGTGAAGGGAAACGTTTTTCTCTATTTGCTCGTTGAGTTTTGTCTCCATTTCATCAAGTTTATTTACCATGCTCTCAAGCACATCATATTTATCTTCAGGGATTGATACATAATGTTCTTCAAAAAGACCTTTCATTCCTTGGAGGAATGATTCGGTCATTTCAGTCTTAAGACCTTTTTCAACTACGAGTGCATTTTCTTCAATCCACTCGCTTGCAACATACTCTAAATATGCGTCAACACGCTCTGCAAGTTCAGTCTTAATTTCTTCAACTTCTTCTGCAAGAGCGACGGCATATTGCTCTTCAAGTGATTCTTGAATATCAGCAATTTTTGAGCGAAGAGCCGCTTCGAAGATGATACGCGCTTTCTCTTGGAATTCCTCAGAAAGATCCTCACCTTCGAGGAGAGCATTAACATCTTCTTCGATGCTAAACTCCTCTTCCATTTCCTCTCCCTCTTCTTCTTTTTTATCTTTCTTTTTACCGCCTTCTTCCTCCTCTTCTTCTTCCTCTTCTTCCTCTTCTTTAGCCTCTACGATTTCTTCTTCAGTTTCTTCTTCGATGAGGTCTTCATCTTCGAGTTCTTCTTCCTCCTTTACGCCCTTCATTGCTTCAGCTGGCTTAGCACCCTTATTTACAACATCCTTAACTTGCTTAAGAGTTGCTCCGGGGGTCTTGAGCTTTGCTGAATCGTCATCTGGACGATAATTAGAGGGATCGGGACCACCTAGATCTTCCCAACCAGCAGTTTGTCCATCAGGAATATTTCCCGATAGTTTTGGCATTGCTTCCGCTGCTTTAGCATTTGCATTAACAGCAGTTTTGGATTGCTTTGTGCCTACTTCCATTTCTTGTAAATCTCCACGAGACATTTGAACTCTCCGATTAACCTTAGTAATTTAATCTATATTTATTTATAATTTAATAATTTACAATGAATTTAAAAACTCATTAAATAATGACAACTTGTATTCCTCAAGAATACCCTCATCAACTAGAGTATTTATTCTACGTTTTGTATTCTCTGCAACTTTTTCTCTTAGCATTCCTCCATCCCATATCCATTCTTTGCCTTCCATAATTCCCTGAACAAAAGCATCAGGTGCAGAAGGATCTGCTACAATATCAGCAGCAGTTGCTAACATGAAATCTTCACCAACTTCTTTATAACCCTTTGTATTCTCTCTCAATGAACCAATGCCACGAGAAGAAACACCAAGTGTTACTCCATCCTTAAGAAGAGATTCTGCAATCTTACCCATTGGAGTGGATAAGATTTGTGCCTTACCGATAAAGTTATTACCTTGACGATAAAGCTCTGTAATTTTATGAGAAACTCTATCAAGATTTACAGTAGGACCATCTGGATGACCAAGTTCCCCAAGAGCACGACCTTTTTGGACATACTGCTCAATATAACGATTTACTTCACGCTCCATAATCTGTATGGGATACATTCTCCCATTGCGATTGACACATTCTGCTTGTAAGAATGGTCCTTGAATATAAAGTTTTTGTTCACTACCTTTTCCTTCGATAATGACTTCAACTTTTTCTATTTCTTCTCTGATGAGTTTCATTATGCCTGTCCCGTAATTTGTACTTGTTGGAAATAAAGTGCTCCAGAACCAACTCCATAAGCAGAAATTTTATTAGAAATAACCACTGACGCATCTGTGGAAGAGAATGCAGTCACAATTCCACTTGAGTTATAATTTACAGTCATTCTTGTTTGATAATATCCATCAAAATCTGTAGAAACATCAACTGATAAAACTCGTTGATGAGTAAAGTTATAGTATGACTGTCCTGCAGCAGTGAGAGTTACATAATCACCAACTCCAAATGGAACTTGAGTTCCTTCTGGAACAGTAACAATAGTTGTTGCTCCAGTTGTTACTCCAACAACTCTATTTGATGCTTTAGTTAATCCCAAAGTTACTGTGTCGCCTGCTGGAACATAATAATCAGTATTAGTTGCTGCAGGAGTAACTCCAATTGCAACGTGTGCGGAACCACCAACTGCAACCACTCTCAAAACACTAGATTGTACTGAAAAAGCAGTTGATGTGGATGCAGCACCTGCACTAAAATTAAATGAGGAACCCGCCCCAACTGGTCTATGAGCCATTATTTTAAATACAACACTTTTAGTTATTTATAAATCTCTATTACCTACTAATCTCTTCCCAGTCCATAGAAGCAAAAATCTTTTCACTACCAGTTGCGGCAGTAACAACAAGTGTGAGTTCAAAAGGTGTTGAAGTCAATCCATTTCTCTCCATTTGAAACTTGAATAATGCTTCTTTGAGAATATCAATTGATGGAGAACCTTGATTTGATGAGTTTAAAAATCCACTTGCAAGTATTCTTCCACCACTAAAAGAAGTGCCAGTAATATTATATTCAATAGCACTATCCACACCAGCACTCACCCAACTTCCACCAGTAGTAGTTCCAGATGCTATAACTTGCCAATTATAATTAATTCCATTACCAATTCCCATAAGAGAAAGTGCAGTCATAATTACAATTGCATCCAAAGTAGTAGTTTTTAATCTCAAACTAATTATAGGATAATAAGTTCCAGCAGTTGTAAGAGTTCTTGGTGCAGTAATAGGTGTTCCTACTGCTTGTTGCAATCCACGAAGTTCATAACCACCCTCTGAAATTACACTAGAACAAACTTGTTTCAGTGTGCTTGAACTTGTTGTAATTCCAGTATTTGCAATCTCATATCTCAAAGGTAATGATGCCGTTGTAATATAAGTTGAAGTGATTAAGTTTGCGTGATGGAATGAATGGCAGTGAATAAACTTCCCATCAACTACAAAACCCAACCTAACTGTTCCAACTCCCAACCATTCAATATCCATCCACAAAATTTGTGCTTTGGAAATATCTAATGTGACACCAGATGGATTGAGATGCCCAGGACCAAGCATCGTATCAACATTCCATTCGTGTTGAGATTTTCTAGTTTCTGTTAAAAATCCTGGAACATAAGTTCTTTCTACAAAATATAAAGTATCTCCATTAAGTTCTAGATACATCCCATTATCTGCACCAAAGTATCCTACTCTTTGACGAAGATTTGCTTTTGCTGGGTTCATTACAAATGTATTCAATACCTGTAATGATTTTCCTGGTTGATATGAAAATACTTTTGTAGTTTCTCTGATGATTGATGCGGTGCTTCCAACACCAACAGTCATATTAATCAAACCTTGTGCTGTTACAAATCCAACTGTTGAACCAGTACCGACAACTAAACCACTCCAAAGATTATTATCTTTATATCTGTGAGAACTATCAAAGAGTGTAAGTGGTGTTGAAGTTCTTAAACGACCAAATGCATCAGTTGCTATTGGTGGAAATGTAACAGATGCTGATGATGTTGTAGAAATTGATACTGTTCCCGTAACTGGTAGGGGATTACTAGAACTTACAGGAGCACTATTAAGGTTGAGTGATACTTGCCCAGTTGTTCCAATTCCTACTGTTCCCTGAACTGTGACTGTTGAACCAATACCTGATACTGCGACTGTTGTGACTGGATTGGTTACATAGAAGGAAGTATTGGATATTGATACTGTATTTGCAATAGAAACAGTTCCTCCAACAGTTACAGAGGTGACTGGATTTAAGACATAAAAACCAGTATTTGCAATTGATACTGAACCACCAATTCCAGTTACATAGAATGAAGTATTGGAAATTGAAACCGATGAACCAAAACCAGAAATATAAAAACTTGTATTAGATATTGCTACGGTATTCAGTAATGAAGAAATGCCAACTGGAAGATAGGTAAGATTTAGATTTACTGTTCCAACACCAACTGGAAGATAAGGAACAGTTAAAATATCAGTTGTTCCAACTTCTGTGATGTGATTATGAACTGGATTTGCTTCCGAACTTGCAACACTTACAGTTGTTGGGATTGTAATGCTTCCATTAATCGTAATACTTGAACTTCCAAGAGATACTGGAAACGGGTTTTGATAACTTATTACACGGCCGTCACTTGATGCGACACCTACAACTTCAAATAATGATCTTTCTTGGTTTAAATAATCTTGAGTTTGTATATTCCACTGAGCCATTTATCAATCAATCCATTCTAATTTTGATGGGTGGTATCTTTTTGCGTTTTTGATATTTAAATTCTTTTCTATAACGGGATAAATCTGATGAACAACTGCACCGGGATAATCATTCTGAAGTTGCTCACCAAGTTCTCTTGTAGAAGGAATTCCTGTTTTAGTAACTAATTCTAAACGATGCAAACTTCCCTGCCACATTACATCAGCGACATATTCCTCGCCGACTTGTTGTGGTTGTTCTGGTTCAGAATTAATGTAAAGATTTCCTGTGAAATCGCCAGCAATATTAACTGATTCTGAGATAAATTGCTTGAAAGATTTCATTCTTCCTCTTCTGTTTCGCTATTGAACATTGCATTTGCTACAGAAGGACGGAAATCATCAACTTTTTCTGCTGCTTTTGCAAACAAAAGGTCTTTAATTTTATCACTGACTTGTGACGGTGACTCATCAGTAGCAATCATATCCATTAATTCATCCATAGTTTTAAATTAAACAATCGTTGTTATTTATCAAATTTCGCCACCCTTAGGCATTTTCATAGCACCAGTGTCCATTTGTGCTTGTCTACTACCAACTTCAGTCATTCCACCATCAGATGTGCCATCTAAAGTTGGTTCCATAACTGGTTGACCCAAATCCATTCCTTGCTGAGATTGCATTGGCATTCCTGTATTTGGATCAATTTGAACACTTGGGTCAGGAATAACACCGTCTTTAATTTCTTTTTCAATCAACACATCTTGTTCAAGGATTTCTTCATCAGTTTGGCGAAGAATTTTGCGTCTTATATAATCTTGAGAAAAATATTTGCCAACATATGGTTCAGCGATTTGTACCATACCAAGTCTTTCATTAAGTAGTTCTGCATCTTTTAATTCGGAGAAATGGTTATCATAGAGATAATCAAATTGAATATGCTCACTCATAGTTTCCCAGTCTTCTGGGGTAACAATATTTTTCAAAATCAATTGAGTTTTTAGCATATCTAAAAACATATTAGAAAATCTTTTTCTCAATCTGCCGACAAATTTTGTAAATTTCAATTCATCTCTTAAGATTTCTGATGATCTCCCCAAATTAAATCCACCTTCTCCATCCATTCTTGATGGTGGAACATTTAAAGAACGATATAATTTCTTTTTAAAATACTCAATATCTGTAATTTCTCCAAGATTTTGTCCACCGGGAAGTGTAGATATTTCTGTTCCTCTGCCACCTTCTCTTCTTGGCAACCAAAAATCTTCCAACATTGCCATAAACTTTTTATCATCACGTATTTCTCCAGTGCTTGCATCATAAACTTGCTTATTACGATAACGCATCATTACATCACGAAGATATTGTTCTGCTTTTACCTTTGGAAGATTACCTACATCAATGTAGAAAATTCTACGCTCTGGAGCACGGGATAATCTGTAGATAACCAAACTATCTTCAATCATGCGAAGTTGATTGAGAGACTTGATTGCCTTGTGAAGATATGAAAGTGTTGATCCTTTATTTCTATCAACTAGTCCGGAGGTGCAATAGGTAATCGCATCTTTTGCAATTTTAATACCTTGACTTGCTCCGGTAGAAGTTGATGAACCTGTTGGATATCCAACCTTAGAATTGTAGATAAAATACTCTTCTATTTCTGGGAAGTCAAAATCCATAGGATTTTCAATTCTGCCCATTGAAGGTGGTCTTCTGTAAGTGTCATTATCCTTTTTCTTTTCTTTCCTCACATATCTCATTTTCATGGCGTCGATATATCTCAACTCTTTAATCCCTTCTTGGGGATTTTTCAAATCAATTACTTTGTGGTAATAAATTCTTCCATCAATATACCAATTTCTATAAATTTCATGACATTTTTTATCAAAATCTAATAAATTTAAAATATGTTTAAATTCTTGTCTTATTTTCTTCTTGATACCATCACTAGCATTAAGATTATCTAAGTCAATTTGAAGAGGACTATCATTACTATCGGAAACAATAGCCTCATTTACAATATCTTCAATGGCACTGTCACACTCTGGATGAAGTGCCATCTCACGATATCTTTTGATTAACTCATATTCTGTTCTATAAACACCTTCAATATCAACATATGAACCAAAAAAACCACTACTCATGTAGTGATCTACCCCGTCCTCATTATTGGGGGGAACGGGGGAGACAGCACTAGGAGATAATGGTTCAGTATCCTCTATTGAGAATCCAAATAACTTTGCCATAATTTATTGTTGATTTTATCTATTTATTAACCGTTTGGAGTCGTGTTTGCTTCTTTTCTGAAGGACTGAACTTGGAACTCAACTGTAAACTCTTCAATGGTATCTGAAGAGTCGTATGATAAATCAATGGCAGAAACGTTAGTTGGGAAAATACTTTCAAATGTGTAGGTTGAAAGAACCGCATTTGAAGTACCAGTGTTGTCCTTGCTGCTAGCAACAGATCCTCTTCCAAGTTGATAAACAGTTGCGTCTACCATATATGCCGATGGATCGGTCGCACCCAAGTTGTTGCTTAACTTGGAAATCTTTTCCATCCAATCCTCAAACGCAGTTCTTAGACGGAATCCTTCATCATTGATGATAGTAACAGTCCAAACATCAAAGGTTCTGTCGCCAGCAACCTTGAAGATTCTTCCTCTGAAAGGAACATCAATTGATGCGATGTTGGATGCTGGAAGAGCAGCTGCCTTACACATGTATCTGAAGTTATCCGCATCCCAACCAGTGATTCCATCTGGTAGTTTTGCTAGTTCAACCTCAAAAAGGTTGGGGCGGGCGCCGCCCCCAATAAGAGCAGACTTAAACTGTGAGATTGTCTTATTTTCTCTGGATGTTGCCATGATTAGTTTCCTCCTTTGTTGGCGTTATAAAAGTTAATTAAACTCTACCTACGACTTCTTCAAAGCTCACACCAGTTCTGGTTGCAACGAAGGTTAGGGTTACGTAGTTGATAGACTTTGCAGGCTTCAAGAAGATATCTGCTCTAAACTCATTGTTATCAATAACATCAGGAGTGTTGTTTGTGGTATCGCAAACAACCAGGAATCCGTAGAGACCTCTCTTTGCTTGAACATCACGAAGATATGGTTCAACAATATTTCTAAAGTTTGCTCTTGTCAGTTCATCATTCAACTCGAAGAGTTGTGCTTGTGCTGCTCTCTGAAGCAACTGTTCAATGGTTAGGAACAAGCGACGAACGTTGATTCTATCGAAAGCGGAAGCATATCCGAGAGCGGTCTTATCGGCAAAGAGAAGTGTTCCTATTCCAGGTTGAGTAACGATTGCGTTAATTCTTTGGGGATAGAGTTGATCTCTTTGTGCTTTATTTGGATTGTATGCAAGTTTGATTGCATTGTTCAGAATTCCACGCTGTTGTCCTGCTGGTGAGAACCAGGGATAGGCAACGATGTTTGTGCGGCACATTAGACCTGCCACATCGGCATTACATGGGATATATACAAACTTATTATTAAATCTATCATAAGTGTACTTATATCCACTATCGAACACTGCATATGATGAGGATGATAGCGAACTGAAGTACTTGATAAGATTTGTGGTTTGTGTAGTGGTATTGGTAATACCAATCAAGTTTGCTCTGTGAGGTCCGACTGTTGCAACACAATCCTTTCTTTGTTCAGCAATAGAAATCAGATATTGTGCTTTTGCTTGCGTATCTGACTCAGAATCAAAACCAGGACCCATGATCAAATAATCAACTTGAATCTCGTCTTTGTTTGAGAAGAGGTTATATGAAGTGATTAGATTACCTAGAGTTGGTTTCATTCCACCAGATGCTGAGTAATCAACACCACCACCTAGAGTGTACGTTTTATTTCCAACAGCACTGAAAGTTACTCCCTGTGCATTTAGACCCCATAAACCGTTAGCAACAGTGACTGGAGTAAATCCAGTTGAGAATCCTGTTGCTCTTGGCGAAGTTCCCCAATACGTATCAGCAGCAGAAGATGGATTTCCACCCGCATAAACTTGAGATGAAAAATCTGCAAGATATTGTTCGTACCAGATTTTTTGTGGAGAATTTACTGCAGAAACCGCATCAAGTGCTTTTGAGAGATTTAGATGCTTCTCCAGGAGAGTTGCCTGATTTCCACTGATCGTTCCCAAGTCATCTACAACAACTACGTGCAGAGCATCATTTTTGCTCTGTCTATCAATGGCATATCTATTGGAAACTGGTTTTGGTGCAATAGACTTCCAGTAGATCGTTGAGTTTGTAAGACCTAAAGTTTGCTCATTATACCAATCAGAAACTGAAACTGCAGTTACTTCAGATTCTGCTTGAGTACCAGCACTGGTAATGAACTTGAGACTTGCAGTAGCAGTAAATGCAGCACCTACAGATCCTTCAGCGTAATCAACATTTGTTTCAGTTCCTGCAGTCGAAACACGAGAAACTATTTTTACACTAATAGTGCTATTGCCATTTATAGCATCGGTCGAAACACCAGTAATAATACCCTTTACATATCCTGTAAAGGTAGTTGATGTTCCGCTTGAGTTTGCGATTAGAGTCGTTACTGAAGAAGTGACTCCATATCCAATCGTAGCACCAACACCAGCGAGATTGGTTGTATTGATTCCGATGATTTGATCTGCAAGATCATCGATGAAACATACTTTCAGACCATTTGCCCAAGAACCTGGGTTCTTCGCAGCAAAAATAAAACTATTATCGTCCGAATGATTATTGATATAATCATCATAGTTGTCAATTTTTAAACTTGTGTCTGATGCAAGACCTACGCCAGCATTAGCATTATTGAGTGTAGATCCACCAGTTCTAACAACTTTGAGAACTCCACCATATGACAGGTAAGATGATGCACTCATCCAATACTCATACTGTGCGTCTGTTGAAGATGGCTTACCAAAAACGTTGATAAGATCTTGTTCAGTAGTAATATCAATGGGGTAGTCAACTGGTCCAATTGGAAAAGGTCCAGCAATTGCACCAATATTATCTAAAACATTATCAGCTCTTCCTACCGTTAAGTCAACCTCCCTAACCAATACGCCGGGAGATAATTGAGGAGTCGCCATGTTTTTCTCCGTAAATCTCAGTTTATCTAAAAATTATTTATTAAAAATTTACTTTACGTAGGGGAAACGTGAGGTGAACATTTACCAGTCAGGATATTCCCATTTATCAAGAACTCTAGTTACCATCCTACTAGAAACTACCCTTTTTATTGTACATTCTTTACATTCATATGAATATGATGATGCAACTGGGCCCCTATTCTTACGTGTCCTATAAAATCCATCTATCAAATTTTTTAATTCGCCACAACTTCTACATTTTCTATCTGTCAATAATAAATGTCCCAAATTTATTTGCTTATCTAATTCCATTACATATATTCCCACATATAAGCACGATCTCCATATTCATCGACAAACCATCTATCTCCATCCTGATCGACAAAACTACTATTATCTAAACCGTCAGAAACAAACCCAAAAGGTGACATATCTTGTTCTATTTGGTTTTTTTGTTCCTCATATAAACGCTTTCTTACGTCCTGGTCTGTGAGTTCTTTGAAATAATCTTGAGCAACTAACCAAGCATATATTACTAAGCACATTGCAAGGTCATCATTACACCCCTCTTCTGCTTCAAAAGAGTTATGTTTTTGAATGAAAGTTGTAAGTTCTGATATAATTTCATAGTCATTGAGAAATAGTTTGCTTTCTTCAATCATTGTTTTGAGATTTAAGCATCCTACTTTTTTAACAGTTTTGGACATCTTAACTCCAAGTTGAGTTTTCTTACCAGAAAATCCTTGTCCAACGATTTGCCCTGCCCTACCTCTCATGGAGCACATAAGGAGATTGTTATATTCTAAGTCATATTGCAGAATACTTGCCACTTGGTCCCCAACATCATTTACTTCACATAAAATATATGCACTATTGTATGCTGTAGCTGCTTCGTGAATTATACTTGGAAACAGCATTGGTTTAATTTCATTATTTCTATATTTTGCTACAACGTTGTGTGGAAATTGTGTTATGTCAATAATTGTAAATGCTGAGTAATCATTTCCAACGCCTCTAGCAACGTCTACAGTGATGAGGTAATCATGATTCTCCTCTGGGTCCACATAAACATCTAAACCAGCACTACGGGTCTTCGGGGCATCGTAGACGAGCGTTCTAAGTTTAGATGGTGCAATAAGAGTATCTACTGAACCTAAAAATTCGCATTCAAACTCAACTTTAAACTGCTGATCGGAAGTGTTTGCTATGGTTTGTTTCTTCCACTCTTCATCACGACCCGGAACTTCACTCCAATGAACATCTGTAAAAACATATTCATTCTTTCCTTTTTCAGCATCATGCCACATTCGGTAGAAATGATTCATACCGTGAGGAGTAGAAACTATAATAACTTTAGTTTGTTTACCTGAAGTAATCGTAGGATAAACCGATGCAAAGAATGAATCTGCAATATGATTTGGAACGAACGCAAATTCATCCAAAAATAGAATGTTAAATGACATCCCTCGGACTGCAGAGGCAGAAGTGGAAGCAGCCAAGATTTTACTTCCATTTTCCAATTCTAAAGAACCTTTGTTCCAAGAGATAATGCCTTGTTGCATCCACTTGGGAAGATTCTCATATGCGGTCTGTAACCTATCTAGGAGTTCCCTGGCTGTCGCTGCTTTGTTTGCTAGGATACCAATATTTACATTATCATTAAATACAGCATAATGCAGCAAAAAAGATACCACAGTAGTAGACTTACCAGTTTGCCGTGGCATCTTGCAAATATTGAATCTGTGATTGTGGAAGTTATTAATTAACTTTTCTTGAAAATGATATGGTTTAAAAGTTTGTAATCCATGATCTAGAGTTACAATCTTTACGTAATTATTTGCGAAGTAAACCGGATCGTCTTTACACTTAACAAATTCAAGAATTTGTTCTTGTGTGAATTCAATAGGGGTGTTCGCCTTTTTTAATAAAGGATTACCAAGATATACATCATTATTTGGCATAACAAAGACCTATTAATTAATTACAATTCCAACGTTTACGTGCTGCTTTACCTCTTTCTCCAGTCCAACTTCTAGAACGACTACAGAAATTTTTTCTTCTTTTCCAATCTGCCGAACCTGGTTTTAATTCTGAAGGTGGTGTGGTAACAGCGGATTTGAGTTTTGAACCTGGATTCTCTCTGCGATATGCCTTTACTGCTGCTGGACTTAATCCATCAGTTTTATCTTGGCGATTTACTTTTTGCCAATCTTCATCAATTTCAGTTTCAGTTTCTTCTCCCATTGGCTTAATATATCTTTTAGATGGACCGGGAGATGCCATTGAACCACCTTGTGGTCCAATCATCTGAATAAGAGGCTGTCCTGGTTGAATTTCTGAGATTGAATGATATAAAACCATTGAACCTGGATAAACTTTTTGGAGTTCATCATTTATTTCTTTTTTTGTTGGTGTTTTAATTTGAGGAAAGAACATTTTAAGAGAATAATACTTTCCTCTCCAGGAAAGAGTTACTGCAATGACATTTCCAGTTTGTGCTTGGAGTCTTATTGCTTCTTGAACTTGAGACTTAAATCCTTTTATTGGTTCTGGTTTAATCAAATCAACAACTTCAGCAAAAGTATTGCCATCAGCATCCTCAATGGTTACATCTTCTGCCTTTATGCATCTATTATACTTTTTACCAAAAAGTTTTTGAGTCCCCCTTTTTTCATATCCTGGCCAACACTTCATTTCTCCAATTATTTTATCTACCAATTTTTGTTCTTGCATTTCTCCGCTTGCAACATAATCTGCTGCAGTATCAATATAATCGGCAGCTTTTGTAATTTTTGACTGCACCCACGCTTCTAATGATCCTTCTCCCTTTCCTACCTTTTTTTCAAGTCTTTTGGCTGCATCAATAATATTTTTTAGTTCAGATCTTGCCATAGAATACTCTTGATCTTTAACAGAAACTTTATCCCACGCTTTTTCTCCATAAGAACACTGAGATCTAGTTTCTCTTTTATCACATAGGGGACAATATCTTTCTTCTTCATGCATAGTTGCCTCAGATTTAGTACCCCAATTGTCAGCACCAACTTTACGACATTTAACAAGTGCGCCAGATGCATATGCACTTGGCCAAACGTCATAACGAGATTTCACTTTGTGGTAGCAGGCATCTTTTTTACCACTACCTTTTCCTGGTTTGTCTTTGACTTCTTGTAAATCCATTTCTTCAGTTCTTACGTTAGTTGGTTTTGATCCACCAGTTTTTTGTGGTTGATTAGGATCTTGAATATTTTTTCTACGTCTCGCTGCTTCTTCTTCGTCTTTAGAAAGTGCTCTCTTCATTTTAGAACTTCCACATTTTGGAGTTGAAGTTTGACCAGGTTGACGAGCACATGGTTTACCTGCCCATTTTCCTCCTAGTTGGACCCATCCACTTTTACCATCGGATGATTTTGATTTGCCAAACCAATCATGTAAACCTTCATCTCCGGATTTAGTTTCTTCCGTTACATCCTTAAATTTTTTATGATGTTTTTTAGCATCTGATTCCATCTTCTTCAAACGAGTGTAATAATCTGGAATTTCATCTAAATGTTGAAGAGCAATATCCATTGCAAGTTCATGATCCTTTGTATGTTCATGTTCAATAGGTTCTCCAATATCAAGCTGCTTTTGTATAAAAGACACATCAAGACGATGCTTCTTAGCAATCTGCTCAACTGTTTTATGTGACTTCAATCTTGGCATTTAATTGTGGAATACCTTTTTATATTTATTATTCTAAACTATCCTGATTTTGTTGCTTTAAAAGTTTTGCTAATTCTGCAGTGGAACCAACAAATAATGCATTGTTAACTGTGGTAGGACCTTTACCAACTTTTTCTTCTTCAATTTCTTTGAGTTTCTTTTGGAGGTCCATTAATTTATCTGTAGCATCTGCAACATTTTTTATAAGTTGACCCGCTACTTCATATGCTCTTGGCATTTCACTCTCTTGTGCAAGTTCAAGAATGCCATTGATTGCTTCTTGACCTTTCTCTATAAGAGAGTATAAATTTCCTCTTGTATAATCATAATCCTTTTTAACATCGTCAAATGATGACGATATTTTTTCAATTTTTTCTACTATCTCTACAGACTCTGTAGTTGAAACTATATCTCCATTGACGTTAAATGTATTATTCAATTCATCGAATTTTTTTGTCATTTTCATAATTATAAGGTTGTACCACTAAATCCAAAATCATCACCTTCCTCAACCAAAAGATTATCTGCTGTAGTTATAGATTTGACCTCAGCGCCAGATAAATGAGAAGTTATCGTAGTATCATCTCTTCCTCTATCGACAGTTAATATATTTCCATTTTTTGCTCGAACATATAGTTCTTCTCCTTCAATATCTAGATAAGTATTAATTGAAATTGAACTTGCATCATTTACAGTTACTAAAATATCTTCTGTTGTAATATCTTTTGTCAAGTTTGTGAGAACTGTCCCTGTATAATTTTTGATAGCTCTTGGAGTTGAAGAGTAAACAACATTTCTGGTTGGAGTATCCGTAGATTCTCCGGTGATATAACTGATAGTAGTTTTTTTGATGATATCTTTGGTTGCAGTCGATATTGGACCAAATAGATATGTTTTTGCAGTAAATCTTAATGTATAAACTAAAACACGTCTGGTTGTGAAATTGCCTTCATAATCATCCTGCATTGTAATGTTTTCTAAAACTATTGGTATATCTTTCTTTTCGTTGATTGAATCTACCAATTCTACTGTTATATTGTATGATGGTTGAAAATATGGTAATATTTGTTCGGTTATTTGGAGAGCATCATCATTCAATTTTGCCATAATTGAAAGTTCAAACTGTAAATTATATGGAACAGGCATGTATGACTTTCTTATTATTGAACCATCATTGGAATCTTTTACTGTAAATGACTGAGTTGTTGAAACTTTTCTGGAAGTGTCATAGGTCAATCCCGTAAGTTCAAATGACATTCTTGGTAAGGTCATTTGAACTGGTTTACTTAAATCTGGAGATTGTTCTAATCTTGCCAAGAATTTTTGTGATGGTCCGTAAGCGAGAGGAACTTTAATAACACTAGATACATTTCCATTGGAATCAAAATGTTTGATTGTAATGTTATTGAATAAAGAACCAAAAGCTATAACAGTTTTTCTTAATATTTCGTGATAAAAATATTCAAACATCTTTCTAATATCTAATGTTAGTTTTTTATGTATATGTATAATAAAATATATTTATGGCATACCGAATGGATTAATTTCCGAAAAATCAATAATTTTATCAGATTCTATCTCAATATTAGTGTTATCAGAATATCCATCATCAACAACGTTACTATTTACTATTCTCAACTTATAGGAAGCTGATGATGCAGTTCCTACTATGTTTTCACCAACAATAAATTCTCCATCTATTGTGGCAACCTCCAACTTTTTAGTTACTGAATTCCAAGAACGAACCCTTGCGGTAGTTCCACTTGCGGAACCAGTTATCACTTCGTTAAATTGATATGTTCCAATTCCCGACATAAAAGGTGAAGAAATAGTTATTGACGGTGCCTGAGTATAACCTAGTCCAGAATTTGTTATCTGTATAGATGTAATTGATCCTGCATCATTTATTATTGCAGTCGCTGCAGCAGAGACAGAAGATACTCCTATAAAAGTTATTGTGGGAGAAGATGTGTAACCAGAACCTGCATTTGAAATTGTTATACTGCCTATAATACCATTTCCTATGGTTGCTGTCGCACCAGCGCCAGCGCCGCCTCCACCAATAAATCTAATTCCTGGTGCCACCGTATATCCATATCCCGGATTTATTAAACCAACTGCTTGAACTGATTTTGCCGATGGATTTACATTGGAGTTACATGCAACAACCCCACCAATCATAATTGCTGTTGCAATTCCCGCAAATCCGCCAGATGGTGCAGATGATATTCCAACCCTGGGAGTACTGGTATATCCACCTCCTCTATTTGACACCGTAATAAATCTTATTCCACCATTTACTAAAGTAGTACTAGCTGTTGCGGTTATACCAATACCAATCATAGTAAGTGTTTGTATTGGACCCACTGCAACAAATCCAGAATCCAAGTCTGTTCCTATTCCGGAAAGGACATCATCTATTTCTTCAATACCAGTGTCGATAACTTCATCTTCATATCTGAATAGTTCGCATCTTAATTCATAAGTGTAATTTCCTTGCAATTGATAAAAAGGTTTTTCATGCTCCACGTACTTTATTTCAAATAACCTATCTCCAAGAGGAAAATAAATTAGATCTCCCTCCTTTGGTCTTGATGATAATTTTATATTACTTTTATTTTTTATAAGTGGGGAAATATAATTTGAAAATCTTTCTCTAGAAATAGTTAAAACTATTTCATTCAATGCTTGTATTCCAAATTTTGACAAAATAGTTGAATTATCTGCATAACCTTCATAACTATTCACATATGCTTCTATTGGATATGCTGAATCAAAGGCAGATTCTATGACTTCTTTTATGACTTTTTTTTCAGTTATGAATCTTCTTGGTAAGTAATGTACTTCTACGCCATACATCCTCAATTGTTCATTAATTAAATCTTGTATTAATCCTTGCTCCAGTGGAGTTCCTTGTTGAAAAAAAGGATTTAGCATGTGATTTAACCTATCATGTCGTAAGGGGGTAGTTCATAATTACTTGACATTTTTTCCATTAAAATGTCTATCTCCCTTTGGGCATCATCATATATTTGTCTGCCATTTAATTCAACGCCACCTGGAAGTTTAACACCCTGAAATTTTATGAGATTTTGACCCCATTGACGTTTAATTAGAGAGGTTAGATATGGTTTTAAAAATGAATCATTCCAAACTCTAGAATAGTCATTTGGATCTAAAGTAGAATAGCAATCGATGATTATATAATCGTTAACTGAAATGGAACTCCAATCTATATCTAAGTATAATCTATCTTGCCTCTTATTAAATCGTATTTGTTTTTGTGTTGTTAATAAAAAATTAATATCTTCCAAATAAGTTTTAACCATAGCATAACTCAACAATTCTGTAGTTCCCCAGTAATAAATATCATTTAAAAATAATTGATATTTTACACTAAACATATTATGAGTGATGGCATTTGAACCATCAAAGTGAAATATTTTAGTTACACCAATTACTGAAGGTGGTACTTGTAAGTAATTGCTATTTTCTTCATATGTAAAAGTGGTACTATCTCCCACAATATTTGCAGTTGCAGTTGTTGTTGCTATTCCTACTGCTACATTATTACCCCTAGATCTTCCTCTATCAATATCATTTTGGGTTATTTTGTATTTGTAAAATGTTGGATATACCCCATCAAAATGTCTTTCTTGGAAGAATTGGATTGCATCATCAACTAAGTCTTCTATTTGTTCATCTGCAACATTAATTTCTAAAACTGGCGCCCCCAGTTTTCTTTTGCAATAATTTATTAGTTCTTGTCTAGTAGTAGGTTGCGCCATATCTAGTTTTATTCCTAAAAATATTTATAGCACACCAGATGTGCCCATCTGAATTAAAACTTCTTGCTGTTTCATATATAATTTCATATATGCTTTTGAAATTTGTTTCAGAGATTCAATATCTTCTATTGAATCTATTTCTAAACATGCCTTTGCATACTCAAAGTTTTTTGTCAAATTTTCTAATTCTATATCATTTGGGTTCATTTATAAAACTCCTTAACATGGATTTAATCTCATCGAGATCATTTTTTATATTGGAAACTTCAGATTCCAATATTTTCATTTTATCATTTTCTTCGCCTTTCAATTTTTTTCTGGAGATGTATTCTTGATAATCTGCCATGTTTGTATTAATAATTGAATTTGTATTTGGGTCACGAAATAGACCTTCATGACCCCTCACTTTTATATAATCCATATTATGCAAGAGAAATAACTCTTAAATTTCTTATTCTAGGAACAAAAACTTGATTTGTCGATGTTCCCAACAATTTAATTCTAAAATTCTTAAATGATGGTAAGTTGTCAACTGTAAAAACATATTCCTTAAAGTCACTATCATTTAAAATATATTCCAGAGAACTTGTTGGAGTTACAAATGAATCTGATCTTCCATTATTGTCTTCCAAAGAAATAATTTGAGATTTTTCGTTTAGATTATCATATCCGGGGAATGGCGTGAATATTGGAGAAAATCCAGGATTTTCTCCAATAGAATAGAAAGATCTTATATCAGAATATGAATTAATATAAGCTTCTAAAATTATTTTAAGTGAAGTTGCTGAATTTTCTAAGTTTATTTCTTTTGAAATGTATTGGAAAGATGTTGGATCATCTGAAATAGAATTGACTCTATTGTCGGTTGCATAATTTGTTATAACGTTGTTAACCCTATTTGAAACAAACTGAGCACTTATTCTTTGGGTATCTATCACCGGAGAAAGATATGGATTTGTTGTTCCTAAAGTAAGTCTTAGAGTTAAAGATTTGTTTTCCGGTAAAGTTGATAATAGATTTCTCTCATTAACCTTAGAGCAAACAATTCTTGGTGAAGAAAGATAATTATTTTGTCTTATTGCGACAGGTTCAAATCCATTATCAATAAATGGTATTTCATTTCCACTTATACTCTTTCCTGTAACAGTTCTTAATTCTGCACTCAATGAAGTTCCATTTACTGTAACATTATGAACATTTGGTAAAATAATTTCATATGGAATATTTTGAGATGCTCTTATATTAAAACCACCATCTGATTTAGTTAAATTTTGATATAAGTTGCTAAAACCTATACCAGCAGATCTGTCAACACCATCCGAAGACATATCCAATTTAATATTATAATAGTCAAATCCAATAGGATTTTCTGATGTTACATCATTTAAATCATGAGTTTTATTAATTCTTCTGAGAGAAACATTATTAATTTCATACTTATAAACTGCAGAACTTGTTGGATGAGTTACTGCGACTGTATTTGGTCCATATGGTAAACCTCTAACTATATCTCCACCAATAGTATTACCAACAACTGAAGTATATTCTATTAATTCATTTCCTATTAGAAGATATCCTGGATTTGTTGTTCCAACTCCCACACCTTCAAAATTTGTAAATTGTGATGCATCTTCAACAGTTATTTCTCCAGTAGAGTCTGATGAGTATGGTACGGATAATTTAGTTGGCTTTACATCAGATTCAACTCCAAATATATTAACAAAATTGTTATCAAAATACATTCCATGATTTTTATGATTTATTCTCACATGCAAACCGTCACTTTCAGTAATAATTTCATTTGCAAGAATATTTCCACCAAAAGATGCATTTAAATTGGTGGAAATTCCAGAACTATTAATATATCTAATAGTCTTTCCTACACCAGTTTCAAATTCTCCTTGGACATTATCTATAATAATTTGGTTCGTATTGCCTATGGAAACTATAGTTAATCTTGCATTTGTTCCCACTGGAGTATTTCCAATACTACTAATCCCCAAAACATCGCCAGATTGATATCCACTTCCACCACTAACAATCGTGGCAGCTGCAGCAACTCCATTTGAAATAGTTATATTTGCTGTAGCTCCCGCACCTTTACCTGTAATTGTAGTTAAACTTACATTATTGAATGTATATCCACCAGAACCTGGGCCTGGAGTGTATCCAATACCAGAATTGCTTACTGAAAGAGTCCCAGTTGCACTTCCAGCACTTCCTACATAATTTCCTCTTCCACTAGTATTTGCTTGGATTATTGTATTTCCAAGTCTTATGTCAGAGTCTGAAATAGTAGATGAAAGACTTACTCTAATTTTTTTAGAATTGAATTGCAGAGAATTTGGCATTAACTTTGCAATTTGCGCATTACCTTCAGTTAAATCTGGATTGTAAAAATCTATAGAACCATTTTCAATAAAATCCGCTCTGTATAAAGTAAATTTGAGGTCTTCCCACTGACTTGCTTCCCATGTAGAAGCATTTTGCGACTTAAATAATGAACCTAGATATGGTTGATTGGATATGAATGTCTGCGTCAACAAATCATTTTCGCCTATTCTAGATATATAAACACTATATTTTGTAGAATTTGATGCAAGACAAATGCAATATTCACCTCCTCCCTGTAAATAAACTGGTGCTTTAAATGTTACCCTAGTTGATACAGATCCATCGCCAGAAACATTAACCTGTTCTGGACTGAGTATAATTTCTGATAGTGGAAGAACATATTGAGTGGGAAATCCACCCTTCATAGTTCTCAATTGAAAAGTAACTGGAATATCTGTATCATCCTTTGTTTTGAAGAATACATCACAACTAGTCAAGAAAACACCATCTTCATTATCAACTAAGAATGATTGTGCTAATGGGTCATACCACCCTATAACTCTGCTAGAGGATGATGATGCTATGACTCTGCTATTTACTACTTGAGTGCCAGTTGTCCTAGAAACTGCTCTGGAATCAAATTCTTGCTTATTTTCAATTCTAGCGTTTCTTACTGAAACAATATTTTCTTGAACAGTCTCAATAGTTCCGCTGGAAGTAAATGCCTCCTCTGCAATAGTAGTTGCTGCATTTTGATCATTAGTTGCACTATTGACTAAAGTGAAAGTTTTTGTTCCAGACTCAAATCTTGGATGAATATTTGCATTTGGGTTTGGAATATAAAAACTTCCTATTAGTGTGGCAGATAAATCTGATATTAGTCTTAAATTTGTAATAGTTGCTTGTGCTTTGCTAGTATTACCTATTAAAATCATACCGGTTTCTACCCATCCACCAAATTCTCCTTGAGTTGAATTTGAAAGAGAAAATGTGTCAACGTTCAATATCGTTGAAGTCGATGAATATGTTGGAGGAAGAATTTGGGAATTGTATGGATTTCTTGGATATGTTACTGTGGGTGAGTTATATGCTCCTTCTCTATGATTAGTTTGTGCGACTCTAAAAGTAATCTTTGCTAACATATTATTTGCATTTACACCTGTTCCAGTTTGTTGAATATATCCTGTTATCGTTTCTCCAACTTGAAATACTCCGGATGACATAGTAATTTCAAGAAGTTTGGGAACACAGTATTTTGTTACGTCTTTTCCGTCGAAAAATGTATAAATTTGAGTAAGTGGTTTAAGTTTTTTGGAAACAAATTGAACGTTTCTAGACCTCATGTACGGAATAATATCTCTACTTACAACTCTATCACCAACAGAAGTCCTATCAAATTGCTCAGTGATTACTGTTCTAGTTCCAGTTCTTGATTCAACTCCAGTCTCTGTTATGTTTTGTAGTGTTTGCTGAATTACAACATTATCTACCTGTTCAATTAGTTGAGCGCCTGACCAAAAGGAACTAATTGAAGAAGAAGTTACATTTCTAGTGCTTGTGGACACTGATCTTCCTGTCCAATTTGTTGTCCATGCATTCCAAACAGTTGGTGCAAAACCAGTTTGTGGGTCAACATTTAATCTTCTTGTTGCATCTGCTAAAGTTGTTGAATAATTTCCTTCAACATCAATGATTTTTGCTTCAATTCTAACAGTATCCATCCAGGTATCTGAAGCTGGAGTAAGTTCTACAGTTCCTTGCCAAAAACTAATAAGGAATGGTGTTACACTTTCTGATCTTGTTGCAAAAGATTGTTTTAACCATTCAACTTCGGCATAATCCAAAGTTATGATATCACCAGATTTTCTAATATTAATTCCATCTGGAGATTCAAATGCCAAATCTGCAGTAGATGCGTTTACTGAAGAATATCCAGGTTTTAAATCTATTGAAGACGTATAAGCTTTTGGTCTTAGTTCTTTAAATTCAATATCGATAGAATTGTTGATATCTGTACTAGATTCTTGTGGTAAATATGAGGTAAAATTATCCACAAAAAATCCAGATTTAAATCTATTAAATCCTTCAGAATCGGAAATGAATAAATTAGAAGTATTTGTTTCTAATAATGAAAGAGAAGTATAATATTCTAGATTTTTAATTCTATTCTCAAGATTTTTTATATCACTCATTCTATATCTTTTATATTCTAAAAATCTTATAGATGCTTGACGATTAGAATACAGATATGGGGGTAAAGAAATTGTTGCTATTTCTAAAGAATCATCTACCGATACTGGTCTTTCTGGTCTCTCCGAAGGAGTTCCATATTTTACTTGAAACTTTCCATCTTTTGATAAATAAATTGAATCAATTCTTCCCAAATAAAATGAGAATGATGTAATTAAACTTTCGTCGGAAGATAGTATAGTATTTGATGAATTTGAAACAGAATTAAAAGTTCTTCCATAAAATTCTAAAGGAGAACGAGAACCTACTGAAACAGAATAATTATTTACTACAGGTCTAATATCAATAATATCAGTATTTCTAATTCCATTTACACTACCAATATCAGAAATATAATCAAAAGAATTGTATGAATTTACTGTGGTAATATCTCCATCATCAGTTGATTCGTAATATCCATTTGAAAAATATATTTTTAATTTTTTGGTTGGTTCACTTACATTCACCTTTCTTGTTAAATATCCATAATCATAAAAACTTCCATTTTGACCTCGGTTAAAGGTGTAATTAAATGAGATTTCAAAACTAGGAGTATCTAAGGTTACTATTTGTGCTTGAATATTTGACTCGGAGAAAGTAATTACTTCTCCCTCATTAAATATATTTTGATTTTTGTACAATAATGATATTTGTGATGAAGTTAGTTTTTCTGCAACAATAGCTACAGCACCACTAGTTGTCCCTAAAATTTCTTCTCCAACTATTAGTTCTGAAGTTGTAGAAGATTGACTTGTAATTGATGCAAGAACTGCTTTGGGTGCAGAAGGGTTTGATGTGTCCTCTGACTCATAAATTCCATGAATTTCTATAATATCTGCAACATTTAAGCATATATTTTCATCCTGAACTCTGGTTCCATATGGATATTCTCCATATACTAATCCATCATTTAAAGTAGTTCCCCCAATTCCCGATCCTTCGTATTTTGAATTTTCAATAATTATAGAATTTACTCTATTTTTTCTCTTGACTTTTGCTTTTGGTTTTATTTTTTGTAAAGTTGCTACCAAAGTAGCGTTTGTATCATTTGAACCAAGATTATAAATTTGCAATTCTGTCCCGCCAGAAGTAAATTCAAATTTGTCTGGAGTTAAAACCTCAGTAGTTCCATTAGATCTAACTAAAGAATATCTTTTTTCTGTAAATGGTAAGAAAGTTTCATTTGTACCAGAAGTTACTGCAGTAGATAGTTTATTATTGGAAATATTAACAGTAAATGTTTTTCTTACATTAAGAGTAGAATTTGAGAGATCGACATTAGATATATTAGTTTTTGGAAGTCTTGAGTAAAGTGTATTATCTGTTGATTTTTCCAAATCTGTTTTAAGAACAGCAAAATCAGTCACATTTAAAGAAGATGTCGGCAAAGAACCATCCACTATTCCACTTACCGTAGTTACTCCAGTTATAGAAATAGTCGATGCTCCCACTCCAATTACTTTTGCTACAACTGGAGTAGTTTTTGTTGAGTCTGAATACTTAACTAAATTCCCAACTTTAACAATATTTCCGGGGAAAAGAATGTTAGAACTTCTTACAGTGCTTACTCCACTAGACACCGCACTTATTGTTGCAATTCCCACATTAAAAGCAGTTGATTGTATTACATCTGCAGAAAATGTTGATGCAGAACTTACATTACCATAAACAGATTTTATATCAGAAATTCCATATGATGTAACCGCAATGCCTATGATTCCGGAATCAATTCCGTCAAATGAAAATGATTCAAATGGAATAAAAGAACCTTTTACATCATATAGAGTTAAATCTGTTCCAACAATATTATCTTTTAAAAATGCTGTTGCTCCACTATTATTTCCTTTAACGAAAGTTGGAGTCGAAAGAGTGACAGAATTATTTAAAGTGATATTCGTAAAAGTTTGAATATCAAATAATGAAATATTCCACTCATTTAAATTAGAATTTGATGTGCTATATGAACCAGAGTCTAATGAAAAATCATAAACTCTAGCAAGACCTATTTCTTTTCCTGCACTTAATGTGCCCGAAGAACCTACTCTTTCATTTCTTAAACTCAAAATAAATGTATTTCCTAAACCAACTGGAGAGGAACCATAAACTCTGTTTAGTTTTAAAGTTGGTCCTGTGCTATAGTTAATTGATTGATTTTCTAAAATCTGTGTAGTTCTTGGTTTATCTACATCCAAAAATGTACTGGAAATTGTTTCTACTTCATATCCCCTGATAAATGCTTTTCCTGGAGATATTTTATAAACTGCTTTACTTTCACTTGGAGTATTTCCACCGTAAGTAATTTGAGTTTTAGTAAATGTGCCATTATTTCCCTTTTGATTGTTCAGAGATTCTTCTACTGAAATGTCAAATGGAGAAACCAAATAGTTTCCCGATTCTGCATAAGTTCTTCTTGCAAACTCATCTTTTATGAACGAATATTTATCATCTTCCGTTTTTGAACGAATTATTCCATCAACAATAGTGGCAAGTTCTACGAAGTTGCCATCATCAAAATCCGTTAATGATTTTTTAAATAAATATGCTGATATTTTTAATCTATCTGCTCCAGGAGCAGCATAATTATTAAATCCTTGAGAATTATCGTTTAATGTTTCGTCTGTATTTGAATTTACTATTTGTTCATCAATATAAAGTCCAACTCTATAGTTGGGATTATTTGTATATTGATCAAGTATCAAAGTCTCAGTCTTTACATTAACAAATTGCCCTCTTATAAAATAAACACCTTCAGAAATATTAAAACATGATGCAATAGTAGTGCTATTGGTTGAAATTGTTGATGCAAAAGGTTCTCCTACTGCAATAGAAGTATTTCCTAGGAGACCTGATGTGATTATAATATTTGAAGTTAATACCTCTCCATCTGAAAATTGTTGAGTGGAGTTATTTTGAGTACTAGAACTCAAATAATTTATGTATAAAGTAAGATTTCCTCTTTCCGAGTCCTGTGGCAATAATACCTTATCGACTACCGCAGTAACACCAGATGTTTGACCGGTTATTTTTGCACCAACAAGTTGATCAATATACGCTGCAATCGGAACTCCTAGATAATTATTTTCTAATTGAACACAATAATATAATCTACTGTACCCAGTATTTCCCGGTATTACTTTTGCACCTTCTTTGAAAAAATGTTGACCAAATTTTTCAATTTGATTTTGCAGTATCGATTGAAGAGTGGTTAATTCCCTAGCCTGAACGGGATATCCTGGTTTAAAAAGAACCCTATGGTAATCATTATTTGGATTAAAGTCGTCAAAATATGGTGCTACGTTTAGATTAGTTTTCTGAGACATAATTCGTTAAAACTGCAAAATGACTTTAATATCTTCTTTTTGGTTCGATGATCTAGTTATTGCCGGTCTATTATCGATGTAAATAATATTTCCGGAATATTTTTTTACTTCTGGAGAGGAAATTCCATTTGTAAAAGTTTGTCCTAGATAATATGTTCTATTATTTATTGTAGTAGATATGCCTGTAAAGGTTGTATCTATAGATAAAGTTCCACCGATATTTCCAGATATAACTAAATTTCCTCCGGTAGATGGAGAACTTGTAAATCTATTGAGATTAAATCCATAAGTTGGATTAGTTTGTGCAGTTCCTACTGTATTAAATCCAGATAAATTTCTATCTTGCCAATATTTTAAAACACCAGTCGTTGAATTATAACTAATAACTCTACCAACAGCAGTTGTTCCAGTAGATATAGTCTGTGTTATATAAGAATCGTAGTCAAAATTTGAACTACTATACCCAGTTCCAGTCAATCTTATAGCATAAACGGAACTAGATTTGTCTGATGTTAAAATAGTACCGGTACTTACTTCTGGATTTTCTACTATTCCAATTCTGGCAATTTGGTTTCCTGTAATAAAATCTGGATTTTCATTATCATTTTCAATTCTAGAATACATTAAAACATTAAACGCACCAAGTTCTCTATAAATGTCATATCCATGTCCACCTTTTGGTGAAATAATTACATCAAAAGTTGGTATAGTATCGCCTGTCGGAAAATTTCCCCCAGATAAATCGACACTACCAAAAGTATATCCAGAACCTTGATTTGAAACTGTTACTGTACTTACTTCACCATTCTCATCTACTACAATAGTGCATGTGGAACCGAACCCATTTCCTCTTATTGGAACATTAACATATGTATTTGCTTCGCCTAGTCCACTCCCTCTATTTTTAATTACTATAGTTTTTATTGAACCATCTACTGCATTATTTCTTATCAATGAAGAATCTGCAGATGTTGCCCAATTTTTAGGTACGGGAATAAAATCAGTTGTTTCAAATTTTATAACATCTGCCGGTTTTATAGTATAAAGATATTTCCAGATATATCCATCTCCACTATCTCCAGCTGCTCTTGGTTCCAAATCAGTAAAAAGGGGTTCGTCTAATGAAGGACCACCTCCCGGAGTATCTGGATTTGAATTGTTTTGCAAACAAATATAAACTCTATACTCACTATTGATAACAAAATACGATGATGAATATAAATTTGTTGCACCAGCAACTGGAGATACGTTTGTTCTACTATAATCATGCCTATACATGTCATAGATTAATCCAGAAGTCCAAACTCTTTTTGGAACAACTTGACGAATATCATCGGAGTTTATTTTCTTCAAAGCGATCATTGTATCCCAATAATCATCTTCTTGCGTAAAGTTATCTTTAGGTACAGGTGGAGACTCGTCCCAGTCAGTTTGATAATCGTAAGGATTGGGTAACCCAATAAATGAATAATATGAATTATCCTCAGATGAAACTTTCTCTACAAAATTTTTAGCATTTAATATTCTAAGTTGATCAGTTACAATTGCAGCCATTTTTTTGGTTTTTTATTTATTTATTAGTCATATACCATAGTTATAATATTTGAGTGGGTTAGTTCTCATTATCATAGTTCCAGTTGATATTCCAGAAAAACCAGACCTTGTATATGAATTATATTCGTTATCTTTTGTTCTGGTTTTTAATATAATTTTACCCCAACTATATTCTGCAAATAAAGAACTGTATCCAATGCCACTCAGGCCATTATACCCGGAAACACTAACAGTAACTCTAGCAACATAAGTTACACCTAATCCCGGAACTGCAGTTTGTGCCAAGGAAACACTTGCAACTCTATAAATGTTATCTAACCCCGTAGTTCCTATACCAATAATTTGTCGATTTTCATCTAAAGAAGTAACACCATTACCAACTCTAGAATTATATACTGTAAAATAATATCCAGTTTGTATGCCACTAATTGTAGTTACCCCAGTTATTGAAGTTGATGCAATACCAACAACCCTAAGAATGGAATCTTTTTCTATAGCAAAATCAAAAACAATGCCAGTTGAAGCAATTCCAACAGAAGTTGTTGAAATACCAGAAATAATTCCAAAATCTCCTTCATACTGAATAACAGTATTAGTTTCAGATTCAAATGATGGTGGAGAAATTAAAACAATAGGGGGGTTATCTTGTGAATATTCTGTTCCAGGACCCGTTATTGTTATTGATGTTACAATTCCGGACGAAATAGAAGCAGTTGCTTCTGCTCTATACGTAGTTCCAAATCCAATTGGGTTTTGAATGACTACATCGGGAACCGAGAGATATCCAAATCCTCCTGTAGAAATTGCTATAGAATTTATTGTACCTGCTACAGAAACAATAGCAGTAGCAAATGCATTTCTTTTTGTTTCTTGTGGAATAAATGTAATTTGTTTTTGGAAACTCAAAAATTCATCTTGGAATGCTGGAATTTGTGATTTATTTTCATTAACCTGATTAAAGATTGGCTTTAAATTGTCAACGAAAACTACGGTGGAACCTATCCCAACAGATTTTATAAGGTATGATGATGGATTAATAACTGGTTCATATAACATTCTATCTTTTGAAACTTCTTGCTCATCAATAATTTTATCTTCAGTTTGTCTGCACCAAGTAATTGGTCTTGTTAATGTTTCATCTTTAGTGTTTCCTGGTCCATAATATGGATTTGTAGATACTGAATCTGAGGATAAAATTGCATCAACAATTCTTTCATCTTCTTGAAGACCATATGATTGGTTTAATGTTGAATCGAATCCGAGTGTTAGTCCATCTCCTGGTTTAACAGTTTCTATTATGTTCTTATAAACAACGTCAACTGACGCAGTACCTTTATAGAATAGTATTTTGCAAGAATCTCCAGTATTAGGAATTTCTAAAACTGGTGGTTTTGGTGGTTCTGTGAAGAAAATGTTACTACCACCCCTAAAAGTATAACCTTTTCCTGGTTCCTGTAAAACATCGTTTATAAAGACCAGCAATAATTCCTGTGGATTGATATTAGATCCTCTTGCAGATCTAATTGAAACAAATTCACCAAAATATTTGAGTGGAAATGCAACTCTTTCGCCATCAAATAAATTTGAAATGTCATCAAGTATTTGTAATTCACCAAAAGCCCATCCTGTAAATTTATCGTTAAAAACTTCTTGAATTGATATTTGAAACTCTTTGAATAAAGATGTTGTTGGAATACCAGTTAGTCCTCCGATAGGAACAGTTAGTGTTTGACCTGCTCTATAATTATAACCTGTATTTTTTATCTCAAAATCAATAACACTAGATCCTTGACCAACAACTATATCAATAGTAGCTGCTGTTCCCACTCCAGAAATAGAGGATGAACTGTATACTAAAGGAATATCCGAGTATGATAAAGGATCGTCAATTATAACTTGTGGTGGATTTGTTGAAGTGTATCCAGAAGCAACTTTTGTTATTGTAACAGATTCTGAGATTTTTCCTTTTATAATTGTGGTAAATCCAATATGAGTTTCTGTAGAATTTTCTGCAGAAGTGCTAGAAATGCCAACATTTACTATTCCAATTTGTGGATTTGAAATCTTAATATTTACAGGAGTTCCAACTGGGATTTGCTTAGAACTCGTACTTGCGATACCAATTCTCACAAAAGATGAACCGATAGATACTATATTTGTTGTTAAAATAAATGTGCCAACTCCAATAGAACAATTTGAACCGGTGTTAAGTAGATTTAGCAATCCAAAAACGCTATTTTTATTTTCAATAAAAATTGAAGTTGAACCTACTCCAACCACTGATGAAATATTTGTAGGAATATCATAATAAGCACTTGCTCTATATCCAGAACCAGTATTTCCTATAGAAATTGATTGGATTGTTCCTGCTAAAGAAACAATAGCAGTACCACCGGCAGAAATTAAAGGTTGATATCCAAGACCTTCAGTAGACCCAACAGAAACTATGATTCCACCCTTAGGCAATCCAGATGAATTTATATCATACGAAACTGAGGTTGCTGAACCAATGAAAGTAGTGGATGTTATTCCACTTGATTCTGAAAGAATGAAATTTATACCTTTTCTCACATTTTCCAAATCACCAGATAAACCTCTTGCTTGAACTATATCATTAATCAATATCAAGGCTCCCTCTTCAGAAATTCCTGTAATATTTGATTGTGAAGATTTTAGTGTAAAAGTAGAAGTTATTCCATTAAATCCTGTTGATATGTCATCAAAAATGTAGTTTTTAGAATAAGTATCATTTGAGGAACCTTGTATTCCAGACCTCATAAAACATCTACCAGAAAAACTAGAACCTGTAGATATTCCAACCCAATCTTGTTCATCGGGAGGACTTGTCGAATATGTCTGTGGAACATTGCCGTAAGGTGATTCCGCAAAACTAAGATTATTGTCAACAATATTATAAGAACCAACCACCGTGTTGACTAACGAACCACCAGAATGATTTGCAATATCCGTTCCCATCCATGATCTTCTAACATTAACTACATTGTTTTTTTGAATAGAAGTGATTCGCATGACCTCATCATCAATTTTTATCAAATCTCCACCATAGAAAGAGGTTGAATTATCTAATACAATACTTTCGTCAGTTAAAAATACCGAAGATGTCAATGCTGCAGTTAATCCGGTTGCTACTATTGGTGATTGAATAATATTATCAATAGCAATTACCACTCTAGAATTTTTATTTTGAGCTAAAAATTTATGTTGTGTTCCACTGCCAAGTGAAGTTAGGTTTAATACGTTGGGGATTGGTCTCAATGCTTCGGAAGCAGAAGCCGCAACTCTAATTTTGTTGTTGTTCAAACTTACAACATATAACGTGCTTGGGAGTATATCTGTAGAACCTATTCCCGTAATAGTTGTTGTTGCTATTCCTATCGGATTTCCAAAGTTAGAATCATATGTTATTTTTTCCCCTGTTGAATAAAAATGAGATGGAATTTTTATAGTGTTTCTTGATAAATCTACAACGGAAGAATCGGATCCTGAAAAATATCTTTCGAAAAGTGGATATCCTTTGTGTGTTAAATTGAATGTTCTTACTTGGTCAACTTCAGTACCACTGTAAGATCCGTACTGAGAATTAATATTTAGGTTACTTAATTGGTATGATTTTATATCATTACCTTCAAGTCCAAGTAAATTGGCATATACTTTTACCTGGACTTGAATATTTGGTAATGGAGTAAATACTAGTTGAGTTGTCGATCCAATTCCAGTTACTGATGCACCAATTGTACCCAGACCAGCAAAAGTATTAACATTACCATATTCTGTTATTAGAGGTTCTGAAGTTACATCGTCAACTATCAAAATAACCTCTGAAAAAGCACAACGATTATTTGTAATATCGGAAACTTGAACTAAACAATATGCACAATCATGCTCTCCCGTAAAACTTAAAATTGCTGATGCAGATGGTGTTGGCGAACTAGGTATAGAAACGCTATTTGCTCTTATTTCACCATATTCTAATTCAATAGTTCCAATTCCGGATGAATTTGTATCACCAAGAGCGACATTGGCAGTGTTTATATAAAAAGTATTTCCAACAGAAACATTTGGTATAAAATCTATTTTTAGATTTCCACCAGAAATATATGGATAATATGTTCCATATCCAGATGACTCTACAGTCCTTGTTTTTGTTGACAATTCACCATATTCAATAAAATCAATATTTGTTCCATTATGAACTACATTTAATTCATTAAATTGATAATTTAAACTATCTCTGTATATCTGTACTAAAATTTTAGCTGAGGTGTATGTAGTTGCCAAACTAACAACATTTATTGTAGAAGCGGATGAAGATATATTTTTTGTATCTACTTTAGCAATTGAACCAATTGTTGTTGTTCCGACTCCAGTAAAAGCATCGTCTAAATTATATGATAATAAAGCAACGTCATAATTATTAATAGTATATCTTGTTGGATAAAAACGAATAATTCCAAATGGTTGATCGACTACAAAATCAAAAGAACCCAAATCATATGCAGTTTCAATTCTTCCATATTGGTTTACGACACCATATGAATCATTATGAATCATAGATGTCAACATTACCTGTCTTTGTCCAGTAAATTTTTTATCTCTGATATATGAAAGAAACTTTAGAGATCTATTTGTGTTAATATTAAACTTGTAAACATCTGAATATTTTTCTGGTCTTTCTCCACTATTAAAATTAGAGCTAATATCATCTATTAGTAAAACTCTATTTCCTCTTGCCTCATAATAATCGGTAAGAGGTATATTATCAAAATATATTTTATTACTTACAATTCTTGAATTCAAATTCAAATAATTTTCTTTTCCCAAATCAAAATCAGAAACGCAATTTAAATCACCATAACTGGTCATTTCTACTTTAACATTAGTGGCAGTTGTATCTGTAGAAAGACCTACAAACAAATTACTGAAGTCATTGTCTAATTTGGACTCCATTTGGAAATCTGAGTATTTTTTAAATCCAACAGTGTGATTTAAAGCACTGACAGCATCATTCCAAGTATCATAGTCAACTCTTGATTTCAATGAATATGAAAAATTTTGATAGTATAAACTATCTTGAATTCTTTGTGCATTGTCATTTAAAAATCCGGCATTAGACTCCCACCCACCTAGTACTTTGATCGAAAAATCAGTTTTTGCATAAGAATTTAAATCAATTATTGATGATGCAGTTCCTACTGTTTTTGAAGATAATCCCTCTACAATGTTACCAATTTCAAAGTCACTTTTTGATGATATTTTTAAATATTTGGTAATAGCATCCCAATTTTCGACAACTCCAAAAGAGCCATTAGATATTACAGTTTCTCCCTTTTTATATCCATCCTGTTTAATTGTTGTTTCAAACGTGGGGAAATTTCTTTCTGGAACTACTCTTCCTGAAGAATTAACTGGGTCATATGTACCTGGCAATTCGGAATCTAAGAGGTATCCATCTAAACTATAAGTTACAGCACTAACACCACCTATGTTCAAGTCTACATTTGTTATTGCGAATAAAGAATACCCGTAGTTTGAAGAATTAAATCCTTTATATGTAGAATTTACACCCACGCTGATATTTTCAATTAAAACTCTATCATTGACTCTAATTGGGTATGTATTAGCGTCAAAGTTTCCAATATCACTGAAAGAAAATGGTAGATAAACTTTTACTTCTTTAGTAGTTGGATTATATGTTATATCTGTTATTCCTATACCATTTGAATTTTGTGTGGGAATTATCGTTGGAATAGAGTCAGTTAAACCTTTGGCATTGGTTTTGATTGTTACTTTACTATCTCCAAGTTTATAACTCAAATCGGATGGTATTGCTTTTTTAGTTTTCCCATCCAAAACTACAAGTTTTGGTGTGGTTGTATATCCTCTTCCTTGAGAAGATATTCCAATGTTATCAATGGAATATAAATTATCAATTTTTATATTTTTTGGAAATTCTGCATATGGTCTTAAAGTTTTATCTGACGTAAAATCAAAACCACCATCTACTATTTTTATTTTTTTAATTTTTCCTATTGTATTACTTTCTGCATTTAATATACACCCCCTACCATTTAAAGAACTTACCGAAGTTATTCCTGGTAAAGAATAATAATTAGTACCTTTATTTGTTACTCTTATGTTAGAAATTGCACCAGATGCAGTTAAAGATTTTGTAGTATATTTCAAATATGATGATAAGGTAGATGTGGTAGAAATTTCAGATGTATATGATTGGACTTCTGGAATTGTTGGAAGAAAATATTCGAAAGAGTTTGGATTGGAAACTCTTATTTTATAAGTGCCATTATAAATGCTATTTTTTATCCTAAGTTGATTATAAGAATTTACAATATTATCTTTTATAATTTCTTTCTGCACTTCAGGTAAGAAAAGACCATTAGAATCTAATGGAATTAAATCGTAATACAAAGTATTTGGTATAAATTCATTAATTTTTAAAGTCAAAATAGCACCAGGAGTTCCAACTACTCCTACTCTTTGCACATTAAAACTATTATCTCTTTGATCAGAATCAAAAACTTTTCTAAATTGTTCATCTACATATAATTCAAATTTAAAGGATGGATATGTTTTAAAAGCGTTAACATATGAAAGAGATGAATCAGATAAATCAAATGTTACTGTTGAGTTTCTATAAAGATCTATTGGTGGATTTATTGGTGATATAATTCCGTTTGACGCACTTGTAATATCAATAGTATTGGGTCTTTCTATAGTAGAATCATAATAAGAATTTGAAAGTTTAATAATATCTTTATTGATTGGAACAACATAATAGATTTGATTATTGACTAATCCTCCAGAAGGAGAATCTGAAGTATAAATCACTTTTTGACCATTGACATACCCATGATTTGGAATAGTAATCGTACTGTTTGATGTACTTATATTTGCCCCGATAAAATCTCTAGGATTTACTATAATCCTTCTATTAGAATCATTATATTTTATGACAATAGTTGTAGATGATACACTTACCATTACATTAACAATATCATCAGTTATCAATCCATGAGTTTGTGCGGTAGAAACTGTGACAACATGTTTTGATAAATCACCTTTAACTTCTGGATAATTTGTTTTGAAACTATGATAGGTTCCTGTGCCTATTCCTGCAAAAAATAGCAATCCAATATTTTGTGTGGATGGTGTTATACCAGAGAAAAATCCAGTACTTCCTAAACCAACTTGTATTGTGGAAATGCCTATCAAATTCTCGTTTATTTTTGCAACATATACCGATGAATTATTTGATAAAGTTGTAGTTCCTATTCCAGTGGAAGAAATGACAATAGGGCTTCCATTGTTAACTTCATAAGTCAATAAATCTCCGGTGCTTAGTCCATGATCTGGTAAATAAATTGTTCTAAGAGGTATGAATACCTGTGTCTCCCCCGCCCCCGGATTAGAAAAATAAATTGTTGTCCCTATTCCAACATTAATATTAGTTCCTATTCCCAATGATTCTTTTGGATTGAAATAAATTTGCTTATTTTCTAAATATGAACTGTAATTTGTTATATCATTTTCTTTAGAAATATTTACAAATAACTTTCTAGGGTCTTCATATAAAAATGTTGTAACACTATGGGACAATCCAAGTGTTCCCTCAATTTGCCTTAAAATTCTTAATCTTGAAGATTTTTTATCAACGTTTAGAATTTTTATTTTTTCGCTATCAATCTGAAAAATATCATTTTCTCTTATATTTGGAAAATCTAAATTTCCTCTAACCGATATGTAAGTAACTATTCCGGTTATATTTGCAGATGGAATTCCTACCGCTGTAGATCCCAAACCAACTAAAACTAATCTGGTTGTTGTAACTCCAGCTACATAATTTCCATTAATTATATTTGAAGTTGTATTTAATCCGGATATTTTAATCAAATCATAAGCAGTAATATTATGTGGGGAACTGTTATATAAAACATATTCTCCTTTATTACTTGATGGATATATTGAAACATCATAAAAATAAGTACTTGCGGTGCTCACTGTAGAAATTGATTTTCCAACCAATTCAGAAACAACTGCTGATGCAGAACTTCCTAAAGTTCTAGAATTGCCCTCAAAATCTACATTATTAAATATCAATTTATCATTTACTTTATAATCATTTCCTCCAGTAGATATTCCAATATTATCAATTGAACCTGGAGAAACTCCACTAACATCTATAGATTGATTTAAATTATTTGGTAAAGTTATATATTCATATCTAGAATTAGTTTTTGTTATATTATAAGCATAAGTATTTCTAATCCAATCAGTTTCATTAAGATCTATGTCATCTTGATTAGATTTTTTCTTAAAATTAAAATCATTTGGTTTTGAATTGAAAAAATTTCCTATTAAGTATGGGAATTTTGGTCTATAGTATCCTTTAAATGGTCCTGAAGAATCTACTGAAGATTCATTAAATGTTGCAAAATATGCATAAGTTCCATTTGGAAATTCTGGAGTTATACAAAATCTTCCATTATTTTCATCTAATATAGATTCGTCGTTTGATTTTTGATATTTGTAATCTTCAACAAAAAATCCAAGTGGAAAATAATTTGTAGATGGTCTATTTTGTTCAATAATTAAATTATATCCACTTTTTATTTGAGAAACACCTCCACCAGATTTTTTGGAATATCCATATGGTCCATAAATTGGATGTCCATCGTAAGACCATCCAATTATTGGAGAATGATCCGTTGATTTTATTTCTTTGTTTCTAGAAAATTTTAAATCTGGATTTGAAAATAAAATTTTTCCTGATTGATCTCTAGAATATAAGATTTGTCTTAATTTTCTTGGTGCGTATATATGGCAATATTGAATTTCATACTGTTCATTTAGTCCTGGACTTAAACATCCATCATCTTCTGCAAATATATTTAAATATTTTGCAAATAAATTTACGGTCCAAGTTTTAATTTTGGAAGTAAATTTAACTCCACTTCCTGGATGAGAAACAATTATTTGCGTATTATTAGAAGAATATCCGGCACCTGGTTCAATAACTTTAACGTCAACAATTTGATTATTTAAAACTACTGGAGTTAATACTGCACCATTTCCATCTCCGACTACGATTAAATCTGGAGAGCATGTATAATTTTCACCAACAGAATTTATGAGAACTTTTTGTATACGTCCATTTGAAACTATTACATCAAATTCTGACCCAGATCCAGATAAAATGCTGAGTGAAGGTTGTCTTTCTATATTAAATACTTCTTCAACACCATACGAAGAACCTTTTGATTCTAAATGAAATGAAGTTATTTCTCCTCTAAAAATAGGATCAATTTTTGCTTTGTAATATGACGATAATCCAACAGTTCCAATTATTTCAACTTCAATATCTGGATAATTGAATGCATGAATGTCAGAATTTCTTGATGTTAAATTTATAAACTGTCCTGTATTATAAAAATAATCTTGGGTATAGATACCAGTTCCAATTTCGCAGAGTTTAAATTGATTATCATCTATTTTTAATACATAATAATTTTTATCTTCTACCAATCCACCAATAACAGTCCCTATTGTGCTATATTTTACAATTTCTTTAGAAAGAAAACCATGATTTTCTATTGTTATTATATCTGAAGCAATATTAATACCTGAATATGAAACCGTTCTTTTTTTATTTTGATATCCACTTCCGGAATTTTCTACATTTATAGATGATAGGATTCTTTTCAGATTTACAGATTCAAAATCGTGATTTCCTACTCCATAATCAGTTAATGTTACTGTGTTTATTCCTGAAATAGAATCACCTAGTGTTTTGTGTAATTTTATTTTTGTTGCAGAAACTGTAGAAACGTAATACTTTGAATCTGTAGACAATCCACCAACTGAGATATGAGAGTTGGTTTTATATATTACCTCTTCTCCATTTCTAAATTTATGATAAGTAGAGAATCCAATAGTAGAGATAGTGCTGCCAATCCCAACCAATCCAGAACCTTTTTCTGAATTAAATGTGGATTTGTGTGTAATCAATTTAGTGTTACATTTGGCTATAGCACCAATTCCATTACCTCCGGTAATTTGTACAATTGGATCTTCCAAATAGTCAAAACCAGGATCTAGTATGCGAATTTCTTTTAAAGAACCAGAAACTGAACAATGTCCAGTGGCTCCACTCCCTACCGAATCTGAAATTATTACTCTAGGTGGATTTATTACATCATAATCAGATCCACCCGAAACTACATCAATTTGTTCTAAAGGACCAAAGATAATTTTGTCCTTTGATTTATAATTTAAAATTTCTGTGCCATTGATTAAAATACCAGTAAATCCAGGAGATGTTTTTTCTAATTTTTCTGATATAATTGGTGTAGAAATTTCTCTTAGTAATTTTTGCGATTTTATCGCTTTACCTCTAAATTCTATAGGTTCTATCTTATTATTATTAATTACAACGTCATCTTCCGGAGATACATACTTTTCATATAGAATATCAGATTTACTTTTTGATAATTTAACATTGTTTTTATCAATTCTTTTAATGAAATAAATTCCTTCATCAAATAAAGAAGTTGATATTATTTCAAGATTGTTTATATTTCCATCAATGTCTCTAGATTGAATTGTTTCCTTTTCTGGTGTATAATAAACGCAATCTCCCGTATAAAATCCGTGATCGATGGTAGATGTTAATTTAAATATTGTAGATCCTGCACTGTAAGATCCAGAAAAAGAAATAGTTCTATTATTTAAATTTAATTGGGCATTTGGATAATATGGAATAGATGGGGAAGATATTAATATATCATTATTTTTGTTTGTATAAACATTTTGAATATCTGTTGAAATTTCTCCAATATATGAATATTTTGATGAATTTCCTTTTAAAATATTTCTCTTTACTTTGTATAAACTTTCGGGCAAAAATCCCTGTCCAGAAATAATAATTGTTTTATTTGAAATTACGTCAATTATAGTAGATTGCTTCCTATTACCCAAATTATCAATAATTTGCAATACATCACCAACTTTTAAATTGTGGGTATCTTTTAAAGATAATGAATAAGTATTATCAAAATTGTCAACTATACCATAAGACTCTACATCATAAACAATAGGTAAGTTAAATAACCACTCGTTTAATCTTGTATCACCATCTTCAAAACCAAGTGTTTTTATTTTTATAGTATCACCTTCAGTAAACAAAATATTATCATCCGGAATATCCAAATCATTTAAAGTAGAAACAATTCTTACTCTAATTTCTTCACCATCTTCTGTATTAGCATATGCGTAAGTGTTAACCCCAATTATAGAATTATCTAAAATATTTTTTGTAATGCCAGAGCATTCAATAAACTGGGTTAAACTTTTGGAATTGTATGAAACTACGCCCTGTGTACCATCCTCATAATTTACTAAAAATTCACCTTTATTTGGGAACCCTACAGTGGAATCAACATCTATTGTAGTAGATTGCGTATTATAATCTCCAATAACTCTAGTTTTTGGATGTACGGAAAAACCTCCATAAATGGCACCATCAGATATAATATCCCTATTATATCCACCATCAATTTTTAACTTATAAAATATTTTACCATCGCTTGTAACTATCTCTTCAAGAGGTTCAGTTATTGTACCATAAGCTTTTGTAATATTTAAATATTCATTCTGAAATAATGTCAGATTTCTAATTTTTTCTATTGGACCAGATATTTTTTCTACAATAAAATCATTTGTTATTTTATACTGAGCGTCTGATGGTCTAAAAAGGAAATTTTTTGGGCGTAATACTTCTACGTCTTCGCCATATAAAGATCTAAATAAAATTTCAAACGATTGATCTGTACCTTTACTTTTATAAAAATCTTTTATTTGTTTAATGATAGTTGCTTCGTTCGCTTTTTCGACAAAACTTCTACCCTCAAATCCTGGTGTTAATTGATATTTTAATTTAAGTAAAAATTCTTTTAAAAATAAAGAACTTAAATTATAAATTTTTGTACCAGATTTATGTGAAGAAGAGTCTGATTTTTTAAAAATTAATTCATCGGAAGGACGAAGAATATAAGTAGAAGCTATTCCAACGTTTATATTTTTGTGAGATATTATGCCACTAAATCCTCTGTGACAATTTTCAAATCCAAATGTAGTTTTATTTTCATATAAAATTAATTCATCATCTATTGATATTAAACCGTAATTATCTGGAAAATCAATTTGATTTTGCTCAAAATTTAAAAAATCTACTGATATGTTTTCATCTATACTAGAAATATCAGATTGTAAAAGAACAAAATCTACCAGTTCTGTTGTGCTATCTACTTTTACATACCTATCAATATTTTGTATTAAATCAGCAGGACCACCTGGAAATTCCTGAGACAAATAGTACTGTTTAAGAAATTCAGCAACAAGAGGATAATCTTCCTTCACATATTGTGGAAGTTGGTTATTTACAATGTCTTTAATTTGAATTCTTTTTTCTGTCATTTTATTATGATCTTACTAAATTTCCGTTGTTATAACTTGATGATACAATATAATTTGATGCTGAAGGGTCTAATCCAGTTGAAATGTTATCAATAACCATATCAAAAATACTGTTATTAATATCTAGTTGCAAATAAAGATCTTGTTTTCCGACAACATCATTTGATTTTGGGATAGCAGATATTTCAATGATAGTTTGACCATCTTTTACCTTTCCAGATAAAATATTAATCGGATTTATTGTAAGTACACCTTTTATATAATCAATATTTCCAATATTTCTTCTTAAAATTGTTGGAGAAGTTGAATTTATTGAATCTAGGGTGAACAAAAATAAAGAACCCGTTATTCCGTCTGCATTAGGAACATCTCCTATGTAAACTGTCTGAGTTGATCCATCAATTCTAAATCCAGATGTTTTAATGTTATAACCATTTGTATTTTTTATATGAAATTCATTTCCAAATCCAATTTGATATTCTGCATAAGTATTTAAAGTTACTCTCAAATCTCTTCTCATTTGAAGTGTTGTTATATTTGAGGTGACTGATTCATGACTATCATCTATTATTTTCAAAAATTTACTATATTTAAATCTTGCTCCATATTGATTTAACTCAGTAGACTCTGAATATTTCAATGCATTTTGTTGAACAATGCTTGACACATATTCTGAGGATGGTGATAAGTTTGTGTTATAGTATACTTTAGAGTTTACCTCAAGATAAAGATACTTAAGATCGAGTATTTCTGGAACTATACCAGATATTGCATATTTTTTTAATTTTAACTTAATATCCTCTTTTATTAAATTTGGAATAAAATCTCCAAATCTTGGTTTAATGCTTATAAAAACCTTTCCATATTGTGGTGGTACTAAATCTTCTCCACCAAAAACTGATATGGATTCTGTTTCTTTGTAAATTTTGGAAGGTATTAGAGTTTCAAAATCATTTACCGTGACAGCTCTATTCTGAGAGGAATATATTCTAGGTGCATATTTTTTTATTGATTCTACTGATTCTATATTTTCGCCACCAGAAGATGATAAAATGGTGGTTACTAGAGAAATTCCTGTCGATACAGTATATTCTATAGAATTTCTTGTATATGTTAATCTCCCAGAAAAAGTGAACTGAGAAACTCCATTTGCACTATCACCGTTTGAAGTAATATAATTGATAGTTATGTAATTTCCCTCATCAAGTTTTTTTCCAAACACTCCATCACCAAAAATAATTTCATATCTCTCATCTTCTATTTCTTGTAAAAAATAAACTCTAGACTCTTTATCAATATCGAAAAGACTATCTTGAGACGTATATTTTTGAACTATTGATGATTGTTCATTATTCTTAACATTTACTGATATCAAATCTGTGTCTACACCAGAATTTGGTAAAATAAATCTTTGATTCGGATTCCTTGAAGAATACGTAAAATTATTTGATAAAAGAATTCCTTCGTAAACTATTATGTTGTCAAATGAAGCAATTCCGTTAAAAACTGGGACTGTAATATCATCTAATATTGAAAAAATAAATGATTGATTACCAAAAGATCCAAATGATGTTGCAATAGGTCCTTTTTTTAATGTAAGAGAAGATAGTTTTGGAAAGACATTCGATACATCAACAAAGAAACTTATTGTTGCAGTTGCTGCCTCCCTAGATCTTGGCACATATCCTATATTCCTAGCAAGGGCAACTACATTTTCTCTAAGAGTTGCACTATCTATAAAAACCTCATTTGCAACCATATTTGCATTATATGAGGTTATATAGGTATTGTATGCCAAAACATCAAGAATTGATGAAAGGTTAGACCCTTCAAAATCATAATCAGTAAAATTAGAATTCGCTTTTAAGTAATCTTTAAGTGTTGTTTTAATCTGGTCGAAGTCCAGATTTGAAAAATTTACTAATGGCATTTACCTAGTAGGTTGCAATACAAATTGTAATTGTTGTGGAGCAACGTCCACTCCTATAATCTCATATATGATAATTACATCAAAAGAACCATTATCATAATCTGGAAAAATTTGAATATCAATCAGTCTAACTCTTGGCTCATAGTTTATTATTGACTGTCTGATTTCATCTGCAATGATTGATGCTGAAATTTCGTCTACATTTTCAAAAAGAACTCTTGAAATATTGGAACCAAAATTTTCATTAAAGAACTTTTCTCCAGGGAGAGTAAAGACAATATTTTTAATAGAGCGGGAGATGGCAGTTTCATTTTTCAATGCAATAAGATCACTATTCAGAGGATTAGTCTGAAAAGTCATACTAACGTCCTTAAAACTTTGACTTACCCGCTCTAGAGGCATGAATTATTTTAAATCTACTTTATTTATTCGCCTTTTTTCGATTCATAAAGAGGTTCTGTGCCGTATTCCCAGTCATCATAGTCTTCATCATTACGAATTTTCTCATGAATTTCATTTTGAACCTTAAAATCATGTTTTTTGGGAGTTAAATCGTCATTAGCGATTTCCCTCAGCATCTTTTCTTCCATTTTTTTGCTCCTGATCTGTTAAATCAGAACTTTTTACGGGGTTGCTATCCCGAATTTCTTTGATTTCGTACATAAAATCGTCCGATGTTTCTATTTTTCGACGATTTTCGACAGAATATTCGGTTAAATCAATTTCATAACCTGGATTTTTGGTAATTCTATTCTTTGTCCACGCATCATCATACCATAATATCTTATTATTAGGGTATGCATAGAAATTTCCATTATCCATCTTAAAAAAATGAGCACATTTATGCTCTGGAGTCTCACTAAAATTAGTATTCAACGTAGATTTTGACTCCCATGACCAATCAAGAGTGAACATATAAGTTCCTTCATTCTTCTTTCCCTTATAATTGATAAGTTCAGCACGTAAGTTAGATAATCTTGAACGAACTTGAACATCAATATAAGGAGAAAAGCAATCCCACCACATACACTCTTCTAACTCTGGAACTGGAGCATCTGGTTTCCAACAGAACGCATGAATTGGTCTACGTGTCCAATTGACCCCATTCTCTAGAAATGCCTCAAAGAGGGGTACATGCTTCTCTAAGGACGCTACAGAGTGTACGTCGCATAAAGTTACCTCACCATGACCTTTTTTATGATTGTAGAGAAATTCATTACGAATATAACAAGTGATTGTTGGTAGGTTGTGATTAAGATATGCCATAAAATTCCATTAAAAAAGCATGTATTTCTACATGCTGTTAAATCTATTTACCTTGTCCACGATATCGTTTCTTTTTACCATTACGAGAAGTCGCACTTAGAAGAGTTCTTGCCGAACGTCCCTGACGAGTCTTTTTAGGTGTTCCTGGTTCGAACACGGTTTTATTACTTCCACCTTTAGCCATTGTTAATTTCCTCCAGTTCAATTAAATTAGGATCAATATCTTCATCCGAGTAAAAACGCTCAGCAAAGTCTTGAAGAATCTCACTGCATTCATCTGCAGTGAGATTCATATAAATTTTACGTCCTTTGTAAAGTACGTTGTAGTTCATCAGATAATACGAGTTTTCTCATGCCCAACTCTAATACGAGGATCGCACCAAATCTCAAACCCAGCCTCTTTTGCATCAAGGCAGAATGAAACATCCTCTCCACACATATCTTGAACGTTGCCAGATTCAAATTGTTGCATCTTCGGAGCAAACCAAGGATATTCAAGATTCTCAAATACTCCTTTCTTAATCAGAACCCATCCAAAACCTGTGTAATCTACAGTGAATGGCTTGCGGCGCTTGCTGATTGATTCTACAGTCTCATGATTCATGACTCCACCATTTTTGCGGAAATCATCTTCTTCCAACCAGTGTGCGACAGAGGTTGTGTGACCATCTTCAGTTGCATACCATCCAGCAACAATTTCCTTCTCTTCTTCCTCAGCAGGTAAAGCCAGGTCACAGAGTTGCCAGAATTTGGTAGAGTCAAAGACAATATCCGAGTCAATCCAGAGTTGATAATCATATTCGAGTTTGCCATCCCAAGGGACTTGTTTAGGTCCACGAAGAACATTAGCACCCAAACATTTACAACGTGCAAAATTGACCATTGATGAGTAATCTTGTGAAATTTGAATACTCATTCCATTTTGAACTAAATCAAAACAAAGTTGTACAAATGCTTTTAAGAAAATAAATGAACATCCTCTTCCAGGAAGACAGAATACAATTGATTTGCCTCGCATTCTTTCTTTAATTGCATCAATATCCCATTCATGTTCCTTGGGTTTTGGTGCAGTAGCTTTAACGGTAAATCCTTTTGCCATAAGTTAAAAATAACCTTCAATATCAATTTTAACAGTCTATATATGTTTTGTCAATGTGAAGAATTTAGAATTATTTCTTTATTTACAGTCAACTCTTCATATGACAAATCATCTACAGTATAATCTGTTTTCATTAATCCAACCATATTTCTCAAAGTGTTCCAAGTCGTCTTAAATTCTTCTTCTTTGATTGAATGAAATAAACACCTGTCCTTTGCATATATGTGATATATCTTGCTAGTCATAAAAAATTTCTCCGGAATTTTTTTTCTATTTCATTTTGTTACTGCATTATATATCACAACCACACAAAATCCTAGTGCTAAAAAGAAAGGGCGTGGATAACGAATCATCCAGCCCGCTAATACTACTTTCCAAAAATTCCAATAAGGGCGCCTTCGAGTATATCGGAGGGGGTTCACAGGACTAATCATTGTTTATTTCTTTCCACCCTTCTTCAAGGTTCTTTTATCAGGGCGAGACTTACCACCATTATGAATCCATTTCACACCCATTTTTTACCTCCGGAAAATTTTTATGATAATGATATCTATCGGTCGATTTGTCACCTCTGTAGGTTAGGGTAGTTAGGGGTTTTTATAAACCGCACCGCCGCGCCGCGACATCAACAATCGGCGGCAAAATACTGTCGAATCACTATAATCACCAAGCATAACATAAGTGCCCCCCAGTGTCAACATCGCTGACGCTCAGATTGACATCCAAGGGGCACACAGTTAACTATCAGAATTCAATCGCATTCAGCGTAGGACCGTTATCATCAGACTCCGAAACATTATCAGATGCAAGTGTATCCAGAATAGACAGAATCTCGCTGCCAGTGTTACCTTGAGCAAGCAGAGAAAGCATCACGGACTTGGACATAATCAGGAAAAGTGTGTTAGTTAGTGTGTGAACAGTGAGTGTCTTTATAGGGCAGCATCTCATTCCCATTGACTGATGCCTACTGTGCGACTAGCAGAGCATTATCATAGCGGAAGAACTTGCGAACCTCAGTGTAATCTACTGTCTGACAGTTGTTGTTACCTTGTACTCTCAATACTGCCAGACGACACTGCTCAGCAATCTCATCAAGAGTATAACGACTGGAAGCAATGTAACGCATTGTGTGTTATGTAGTGTGTGTTCAGTGAGTGTTACTTAGGACTAGAAATCAAAGACATCAGAGTTAATCTGAATCACGTTCACTTTGGGGTCATTGAACTTTACACCGTCCTTAGTTTCACGCACCCCATAATCATCATACAGACGATTTACAAGGGTTTCGTAATCACCACACTCAGCAGCAAGGTGATAAAGACCCTCATCATTGTTGATCCAGAGAGCAACGTTCCAGGTCTCATAAGTACTCCATCCATTATAACCAGTTTCCAGAAAATTGGTTTGGTAGGTTGTCATCTTGCGGGTGCTGGTTGTGCTCATACTACTAGGACACTTTAGAGGATCCAAGTTTCAGTTACTCAAGCGTTCTTCAAGTTCTCCGAGGACCTGCAGTATCACCTCATCACTATCCCTACCGTTCTCCTCTAATTGTTGCATAAGGTCTTGCAGGTAAGGTAGCACTTTGGTCGTTTTCTGTGCTACTCTTATGATGACCATTTCACCCAAATGACTATATTTTAGAGTTCTCATTTTGTTAACATAAAGGACCTAATATGTATGCTTTATGTTAACAAAATAAAACCCCTACTTTTGGTATAAAATGATACCAACTCACCAACTATCAGGTGTATTTAAGTCCTCAACATATGCCTCACAGTGTTCAGCAGGTTCCAACTTAAATAACCGCTCCCAGTCGATTTGATGTGGATCGAAGTCACCGAACACTGCCAAATCCAGAGTGACCCTATAACGCTGCTTCTGTGCTTGTTGATATGCAACCGACATAAGTGTTCTCCTTGGTGTTATGGAACTACTATAAGATGCTGTGGGGTTAATGTCAAGGGTGTTGGGGGTATTTATGCTCGGGGTGTGACATTTTGGCAGGGGATTGTGAGGATTTTGTGACCCCGGAGTTGACAAAAGTGCGGTCCTTATGTTATGCTGTCTTAGCTAACAAGACCTCAGCACATTTATAAGCACACAGAGAGATTACACAACTATTATACCTTTTTATCATTTACTCACTATAATTTAATCATACATTATCCACTCTCTAAAAAGTATTTTCTACTACATAGATTTAGTAGAAAATACTATGAAATGGAAGTCCCAACAGTTAGACTTAAGAACCTGAATGAAATCAAAGGTTTAGAGAAGTTTGGTGATTATGCTATAGATGTAAATGGCAATGTTTGGTCTTTCAAGTATAACAAGGTAAAGAAACTACGTCCAGGATGGGCAAAGAAAAGGGGCAACTATTTGTTCGTTAGACTATCTGATGACAAGGGAAACAAGCGTAATTTGTATGTTCATAGGTTAGTTGCTATGGCATACTTACCCTGTGACGATTTCACACTGGAAGTTAATCATATCAATCGCAACCAATGTGATAACAGAATTGAGAATCTTGAGTGGATAAGTAGAAAACAAAATATGGAACATTTATCACAAACTAAGGGATTTGTTCTGGATAATTATGTAACGAATAAGATTAAAGAAGTTCACGCTGCTTCTCATCGTAAAGGATTACCAGTTCCTAACTCTTATGAGTTCACAAATAGTATAATTGAAGGTGCATTAGAACAATATATCAACCAATACGGATTGCGTAAGGTAATGAATACTTTACCTCATCCATAAAAGCATAAAAAAAGAGAGGGATAACCAGTCCCTCTCTCTATACACCCATCCACCAATTAGTTGAATTATCTATACTCTACGGAAGTCACTTTCTTTACTTAATAGAGGCAAACTCCTTTCCTCTTATGATTATACTAACTCTGCAGGACTACCACAAGAACGATAAAACTCAACCATACGTTTTGCTTCATCAAGTGTAGAGAATGATTGCGTTCTCCAGACTTGTTGATAGGGAGTAAAATAACGAATCGTGAATGTCATTTAGTTGTTTTCTTGAGAGTGAAGAATGTTCAGCATTTGTTGGTGATAGTTGTCTGCTTCTACCTCACATTGATGAGATTCAGTTGCATCATCAATACAATACTGTTTCATATTCAGAGTGTGCATTACGTCATTGAGAAGTTCAACGAGTGCATCAATCTTTTGTTCGTTAGTCATCAGTTAAGAGAGAATGATTGAACGAACTTGTAACCAGCAAGATTGCCAAAGTTTTGAGTCGTTGCTTTATACTCTGACCTTGCAAGTATGGTCTTAATCTTGTTACTATTGCAGTGTTGGAAAATATACTTTTTCATCAGTTAATTCACCTTCAGTTTGCAGACTTCAACTTCTTCATATATCATCTCATCATTAGCATTAGCATCATCATCAGTATAATTCATTTCACGAAGTTGTTGTGCATAAACCTCTGCATCTTGTTCGTTGAAGAATAGTTTGTGAAGTTCAAGTTGTGCGTAATAATCATTATCACGGGCAAAGACTCCGAAGACTTGATTGTTCATAACTTAGTTCAGTTTGATACCATTGTTGAAAGCAACTTCTCCATCCTTGGTTGATACAAACCAGTTGAAGTTCTTTTGATACACATACTCTCCATTTCCGTGTGCTTGGAGAATAGCATTGAGACGCGACTTTGTGGTTACTGACTTATAACCACCATCAAACAATTCCATCCAAGTATCACCAATCATTGCAATCAGATTGTCAAACAGATAGACGAAACTTACGCCTTCAATGTTAATCACTTGAGTGTTATCCTTCTTCCAATCAACCTCTTGATTGATTGCAATGTTCATTTGTTGTTCGATTAGGCGGGTCATTTGTTTGGGGTTGAGTGCTTATACTACTAGGACACTTTAGAGGATCCTAGTTTCTGTTACTGAAGGAATAAGTTTGATTAACCTCCACCGTACACATAGTCTACCATACCAGCAGAATGATTCACACCTTCAATCACAGTGAACTTTGCACACTTATCGAACTCATCAGCATGATATTCGCTGAACTCTGCTATAAAGAACTCACGGCACTGTTCTTTAGATTCAGCAGCAATCACTGCCATTCCAGAGGTATAATCAGACAGGACGTTGTTGATGATATACAGATTCATTTTCTTGGTTTCGTTGGTGCTCATACTACTAGGACACTTTAGAGGATCCAAGTTTCTAACAGCAAAGGGATTTCATAAAAAACCACTCATACTCTCCATCTTCTGGATCTACTCCATTCACAATAAACTCAGAGTAAAGTGCATCTGAGGTGGCATAATCATCTTGACTTACAAAGAACTCAAGACGCTCCATAAGTGTAGACGACATCGAATCGATTAGAGTTTGCTTCATTGTTGTGGGGAAAGAATGTCGGCAGTGGTATGAAGAATGGATGCGGTTGTTTGTCTTACTGATGGTGAAAAGACAAGTGCAACAATGAAAACTAATGTGACAACTTTCATTCTATCTGGGGATTTGAATGTTAGAGTCTTGCGTGACATTCAGACTCCCAATTCAATCATCCGATTTACAATCTTAGAACGAGCAATAGTCTTACCGTTCAGAGTATAAGAGAAGCGAACTCCACCTTTTACAGTAGGAGAGCAACGACAATAGAGTTTTACCTCGTTAATCTTATCACCGTTCTGATTGTGCAGAGGAAAGTAATAAGAACACTCACCTGCAATATAAGTCAAACGATGAGCATGTTCAGACCAATCAATTCTCATGTGGTCAATAATGCCATTGCGAGCATCATAATTGTCTCGGGCAAGTTTAGACGTGAGATTGATGCTATCTTGAATGCGGTCGATGTTATCTTGAATCATTTGGTTAGTGCTCATACTACTAGGACACTTTAGAGGATCCAAGTTACTATCAGTCAAATCGTGAGGAAGTCCAACCATCAGTGAAACCTTCATAATGCCTCACAGATTTGGCAATTCCATCTACATCGAATGCAAATTGTACCATCTGAGTATTATCATAGATGCTGTACTGAGTGACAACTTTCGGAGCATAATTGCCATTTTCATCCCATGCACCACGCTCAGATTGCGATTCGATGATGGTATAAACTTTGTTTGTATCGGGTGAAGTGTAAGTGTTTTGCATTTGGGAAGCGTTCATACTACTAGGACACTTTAGAGGATCCAAGTTACTGATGCTTATCAGTCAGAGACCGTTGATATAATCAGCAAGAGCATCTTTGTACTCTGCTTCAGTCTCAAAGATGCGACCGTAAATGTTACGCGGATAGGTTACATTTACTCTTCCAGCATCAGCAACCATTTGGCAGTCTGCTTCATCATAACCCATCTCAATTAGGGTTTGAACGTAAGGGTTTTTGTTTGTCATTTCAGTGTAATTTAGTGGGAAAACAGTTAGTGTGAATCAGTTGCCGAAGAAAGCATCAAACTCATCTGCAATCTGATCGATCAATTCATCAGTTGCATTGAGATCAAAGAGACAGCAAACAAAGTCTACACAGTCATTCAAGTCAGTGTGATTGTTGCACATAAACTCCAAAAGTGTAGGAGTGATGTCGGTTTGAAAGTCGATTTGATTGGTGTTCATACTACTAGGACACTTTAGAGGATCCAAGTTACTGTTCAGAACAGGTTGCGTCCAAATTGACCACACAGATAGAATGCCATTCCCTTATCCTTAAGCGTCACACCTGCAAAGGTCAGAGGTACATAGCAACCATTGGTTTTAGATGCTTTTGTGCGAATCTGCAGCAATCCGTTAGGTCCAGTGATGGTAGAAAGTTGTTTACCAGCATCAAAAAGTGTGCGGATGCTGTTACAAATGAAATCGTAATCCTCACGCAGTTCCTGATAATGTTCAGGGTGAGTTTCCTCATTCAGAATAGCAGAACCCACATAATCGTTGGAACGTGTGAATCCAACATACACAGTTTGTTGTAGTTTCTGTCCAACCTTACTCTCATCAAATGACACAGAATCTTCGATGATTTCAGACAAACAGTGCTTCAATTGTGTTGCTGCGATGCTCTCACCAACAGTGAAAGTCTTAATCTCACCATCCTCCAGATCTTTGAGGTCAGATGAGTTAGGAACTCCCAGAGCAGTTTCTAACAGTTGCCCGCGAGCACCTTTGTTCTTTGCTGGTTTGCCAAATGCACTGAAATCAGTTACTTTCAGTTTGGCAGATACCTGCAGAGTGGTAAGTTTTGGCATTGTGGTTGAGTCTTACACTATAGGGACAATTTGGACGATCCAAGTTTCAATCATCCAGCAATTCGGGATTGTATTCTCTAACCTCTTCAATCAGTTCCTCATCAGTATATGGCATAAGATTGTCTTTCAAAGTGTCATAAACGAAACACTCCATTGTTTTCATATCCATCCCATCTAGGATTTGCTGAGCATAATCAGCGATGAGTTGTTCGCGGTTGAATGTCATTTTGCTTGTAGGATTAGGAAGGGCAATCATTTGCAATAGTTGGGGTCTATTTGACAGAAATTGTCTGCTTGTTGTTCTTGATACTCATTTACGGTTGCATATGCTGCATTACCTACGCGAAGTCCAAGAGCAAGAGTAACAATCAAAAAGGCAATTCGCATCAGACTTCATCCTGCATTTCAGAAAGTTTGTTGTAGAGTGCATCAACATCACACCCCACAAGTTCATTCAATTCTTCTGCAGATTCTTCATCGGAGAATGAATCAGTGTGAAATTCAATGAACTTGAGAAGTGCATCAATCTCTTTGAAAGTAAGAGTGGTTTTCGTCATCAAACTGCACCTTGCATAATGTTGTATTCTTGCACCAGATCAATGTTATCACCAGTGATAAGATAATCCATTGCGAGACGCTCATCAATCTCACGGATTGCATCTTTTTTGCTGATGCACTTGCGGGAGATAGTATCAACACCCTTCCAAGATAGAACCTTGAGAGTGTGATTAGAGGAATCAGCGATAGGATAGAAACCTACCAGCATTGTGCCGTCTTTAGACTGAAGTGTAGGGAACTCAATCATCGTTTGGGAAGTGCTCATACTATAGGGACAATTTGGACGATCCAAGTTTCTATCACAGAAACTTCACATTCACTCCGATTACTTTTGCTGTAGGATTTCGTGCTGTTGCTGTTTCGCCGGCATCCTTTGGAGAGTTAGCATATACTTCCTCTTTGAAGACTTTGCCACCGACGTAGAGTTTAACTTCGTATTTCATTTGATGTTCAGGTAGGGTTGATTGTAAATCATATGGTCAAGAACCTGACCAATCATTTGGCGATAAGTCTCATCATAGTTCTTAGAACATTCTTCATATGCCTCGTAGAGTTTGGTATAAAGAGTGTCCCAGTGTTGGCGACTGATATTGTTAATCATCGTTAGGATTAACTTCCTTGAGAACTTGAGTGAATAAATCTATTGCTGCTTGATTGCAGTTGTCCTCTTTGAGTCGATAGATGTAGAACTCTAATGCTTCAGTGAGTGCCTCTTGTTTGAGTTCTTCCCAAGTTGGATTAGTCATAATCAGGCAGGGAGGATACAGAAAGTGCCACAGAAACCGCGAACCCAGTTGAGAGTTTCGTGGTAAGATGTGCGAGGGTTGCTCATCTCCATTGTAGAACCATTGCGAGGATTGTGTGCAACAGCGACATATTTGTTGCCACAATCAGCATTACCAATTTGTTCAATCCACATTTGATTGACTTTACCTTCCTTCCAATCGGTGTGGTAAGAGTAGATTTCGGAAACGATGGTGTTGTTCATACTACTAGGACACTTTAGAGGATCCAAGTTACTAACCCCTACCAAGTGCCACGCTGAACATGAATCTTGCGAATCTCAGTGTAAAGAAACTGTTTCAATTTCTTGTCTTCAGTATTGTCAAAGGCATAATGAAGCCGTGCCAGATACTCATCAGGTGTGGCACATTTGATAGTCTCTTTGTTGCTCATTCCAATCTCATTAAGTGAAGAACCTGCTTTAACTTTCAATTTGCCGAAATTACCAGAAACCCTACCTTCAGTGCGAAGTTTAGGTTTAATCTTGGAGAGGTTAGAGTAAGTCATCGTGGAAACTTAAGATTATACTTACTAATCAACAAATCCCTTACACATTCGCGGTCAATACTGTCACCAGCAAACTCATCACCTTTCAGTTTAAGTATCTTAATGTGAGTGGAAGTTGCTTGTTTGATGAGTTTCAGAGTTGCTCCCATAGGATACAATCCATCAGCACCATAAAAACTCAAAACATAATCGTAGAAGTCAGTCATAATCAGTTTGCAGGTTCAGTAATCCAAATTGCACGGTCAGTTCCCACAGTAAACTGATTGTCCCAAATGAAATGAGTTGCCTGTTGATTGCTCATCTTCAACTCACTCATCAGAAAGTTGAGTGCCTCTTTGAAAGTTTGGAAGCGATGTGTTTTTCTCATACTACTGGGACACTTTAGAGGATCCAAGTAAGCATTACCAACTCTTGGCAGCAGTAAAGTTTGCGTGAGAGAATGTCTCGCGGTCAACTACTTTATAGGTGCCAAACTTGTTGGTGATGACATAACCCTCGTGAAAGGATTGCACATCCCACAGATAACATTCAATCTCATCCTCTTCGTGAATGAACAGGAACAAATCTGCTTTAATAGATGCAACCAACTTCCACAAACGAATCAGGTTCTTATCACAATTACATTTTTCTGCAATTTCATCCTCACAGATGACCCGTTGCTCCCTGATGCAGGAGTTAATCTCTTTTTTGATTTGTGTTGCCTTCTTATCGCTCACAAACTCACATAGAGTGCTCATTTGCTTGGCAAACTTACACACATCCTCCAAATCCTCACGATAAGGACTCAGTGATGCTTCAGGTTTGACAAACATCACATCTGCAGTATCCACCCACAAATAGAAGTCGGGTTGAGCAACTGCATCACGCAAATCATTCTTTGCAGTGTAGCAAGTATGCGGAGCAATGATAATCTTTTGGGTGATTACCTCAGGAAACTTATAGGTGATAGTATTGGGGCAATAAGTATCAGAACCACCAAAACCAATAAAGTCACCCTGAACAATACCTGCGATGCGAGGGAGATAATCAAGGCAAGCGTGAAGAATATCAGCAACCTTGCCCTGATGGTTCAAATCAATTTCATCGTGAGAATGATTGATTTTGATTTTAACTTTGTTGAACACAGATTTGGTGCCCACAAAGAACTTGCCATTGGCAGGATTAGTGCCCCAACACACAGCAGGCGCACCATCAAGTTTTACAGAGATAAAACTATCAGGTTCGGAGAACCAATCAAGAACCTCAAGATTTCCAGTCAGCACCATATCTTCAGGGTGCTCAAGGTGCAGGTTTTTAGTGGTTGTCTTGCTCATACTATAAGGACACTTTAGAGGATCCAAGTTAAAGTTAAGAAGGGGTGGTCAGTTGTTAAAGTGTCACAATTTGTCTTTTATTTTGGGAAAAATGTGTTTAATGTCATCATAATCAGCATTTCCTTTTATACTGTTGATGTATCTACAAACCCAAGCAAGATTATCTGGCGAAGATGCTTCTTTTGCAGATATTCCCTCTAACCAACAATTATAAACCGACTTCTTATGGTCTATTGTCCTTTTTAATTGGTCGTTAGGATTTGCTATTTTATCATCTACAAACTTGATACCAAGGTATTCACAATGAGTTGGTTTATCTTTTATCTTTCTCATTGCCTTTTTTGTTTCTTTATTAACTTCACTCTGATATTTTCTAAACTCTTCTATTACAGGAAAATAACTTTTTTGTCTGTGATTATGTAGATTTTTAGATCCACATTCAGTGTGAGAGTAGTTGTCTACACCATATTTTTCGAGCATAGTTTTCTTTGCCCTTTGATGCTTCATTTTTATGACATTAGGACCAGTCAATCCCTCAAATATACCTTCTTCTTTTAGAATGTCAGTTATTTGTTTTCTTCCTTCTACACTCTTTCGAGAATAACCAAAATGCTCTAAAACTTGAATAACAGAGTAAGTTTGTTTGTATACGGAAATTATTTCATCCCGTAAAAGGATAATTTTATTCATAACTGCTTTATGTTTGGTCTTGATTATTTATATCAAAAGAGGGACATTTCTGCCCCTCCAATGTGCTTGTGCGACCAAACATAAGCATCATTATTTATTATAATCAAACCTCAACCAGTTTTTGAAGACGATTGCGAATGTCAAACAGTTCCATTTCGTCCATATCTGCAGCGTCAAGATCTACAGGTGCAAACTCCTCTAGATTTACACTACCATCTTGCATAATGGGTGCATAGTACAACTCATCTCCATCTTCTTGCGAGAGAGTATAAACGCAACCGTGACCAGGAACAGTGAGAAAAATCATTGGAGTTTCAAGAACAAAGGTACAATAAAGGAGCACACGCTAAATTGCAAGTGCTCCTGTGCTAGTTTATCAAGCGGCACTACGCTTGGGTTTCTTTACTTCAGGCAGAGTATCTTCATTAACGAAGTTATACACTGTAGAGGTAGAACGATTCACAAACAGAAGAGTTTGGTTGATAAACTTGCGAACTTTATTGCTTCCATCGTTCTCATTGAAAGAGCGAATCAGGAACTGACTCACTGCAACAACAAATGCACAGATAGTAGCAACATTATAGACAAGAGTATCAAAGAACTTCCAGTAAAAAGTCATTCAGAGATGAGTGGTTATACTACAAGGACACTTTGGACGATCCAAGTTAGTATCACAAAGGAAGTTTGCCCATTGATACACCTTTATTCCAAGGAGTTCTTCCCTTTGATGCTTCACTAATCTTTTTCTTAGTTTCTTCTGAACGTTTTATACCAGAAAGTGCTTCTCTTATTTTTTGTTTATGTTCTTCAGAAAAAACTCTTCCCTTTCTTTTTTCACTCATTTTCTTTTTAGTTTCTTCAGAGTGTTTTCTCCCCTTTACTCTTTCACTCATTAACTTCCTTTGTTCTTCACTACGTTTTTTGCCCCTATTTGCCTGACTTATCTTCTTTCTCGTTTCTTCTGTTTGTTGTTTCTTTGCCTCACTTATTTTCCTTTTATGCTCCCCACTAAAAGATTTTCCTTTTCTTGTTTTGCTCATTTTCAATTTAGTTTCCTCACTTACTACCACTCCCGAAGATCCATCACCACCATTAGTTCTGTTATGAAGAATACCAGTTCCTAAATCTTTTCTACCGAATACCGCAATCATATAAGTTTCGTGTTTAAATGCTTCTTCTTCAGTTAGATTTTGTTTGAGATAGATTATTCTATACTTATCTTTTGGTGGTTTTATATCTGTTTTTCCCCTAACATATAATCTTTTATTAGTTCCCTTCCCAATATAATAAGGAGTTCTATCCTCACGCAAATAAGCATAAGTATAAAATCTGTATGGATTTACCATAGTTCTGCTCTTAAGTTGACTGACTTAAGTATTTATACAAGAAAAGGAGCATCTCTGCTCCCCTCTCACCTGTAGAGATGTCAGTCAACTTCAGGCACTATTATTTATTTAATTACTCAATAGGTAATTTTGCATTAGAACAATTTTTTCTGTGGTCTGTGATATATTTGCGGGCAGAACTCTCAGTCCTACAAAGTTTATCAAGTTGCTGACCATTATAGATGATGAGATACTGATTCCCGTAAGGAATTGCAGCATATGTGTCTTTGAACATCGTGAATCCTTGTTTCATAGTTACACTTTCTAAAAAATCGGTGATTTGATTGCAGCGGATGACCTATGACACCTCTGCAGTAGAATTGAAGAAAAATCGGGGTTTTGACCCCGATGAACACTGAGGTCTCAGTGAGACTGGGGTGAGACTCACCGCCTCACCACCGACACAGCAGGTTCTCCCTTTTCAAAAATCGTATCAACAACTGCCTGCACCGAGCGAGCAGTAGCAATTCCTACTTTTGAGTAAACTGGAATACACACAAGACCGAACGATTTGGTATAGGAATCCAGAGCGCCTGGTTGGATATTGCCAGCAGCAAGATTACGAGCATCATCGTGATGCAACCTGATGCAGCGTCCGATAGTTTGGGAAATGCCAATAAAGTCCATATTCCGCATAAACAACACTGCCTCAAGTCCAGACACATTGATGCCCTCACTTAGGATGCTATGGTGTAGAACAACAAACTTCTTGTCGTTATCCTTACCCCAGGCAGAGAGAGTGTCAAAGAATACCTCACGGTTCACTTTCTTGCCATCAATCACTGCACCAGTCTTGGCAGTGATATACATCCAAGAGTAACCACGCTGCTGTAGTTCGTGGCAGAAGTCAGTTTCAGACACCAGAGACACGATTTGCTTGGTTGCCTTAGCACAAATCAGAATCTTACCAACGCTGTTCTCATCAATCGTTTCCAGCAGATTCTCTGCATCGCGGTCAAAGTTGGTCTGCTTGCCCTTCACCATCTCCAGTTGCTTGACGATAACTTTAGGGGGCACAATGTATCCACCCTCAACAAGTTCAGGAGCAGGAACTTTGCAGATTACCTGACCATAAACAGACGCATCATTCATCCCAGGTTTACCCATAGCAAGGGAATGTTTCGGGGTTGCCGTCAGGAAGTAGCAGCGTCGTGCATTAGCAGCAAAGTGCTCTGTTGCAGGGAAGAAGTGACGCTGAACGCTGTTATGTGCCTCGTCAAAGTAAATCGTATCCACATCAATCTCTGCTGCTTGAAGGCGAGACAGAGAGTGATAGGTGGTTACAATCAGTTTGTGATTGTCAGCATTGGCATCAACCCACTTACGGATTACACGAGGATGAGTAGAGGATTCGTGATGAGTTTCACCGCTGTGAATGTGAAGCACCGCAGCATTGGTGATAAACTCAAGGAACTCTGCAGAGAGTTGCTCTGCCAGCAGAATGCGAGGAGCAACCACTACAATAGTCTGGGGAGTTTCAGACTGCAACTCACGCAGAGCATCATAGATCATCTTCAGAGTCTTGCCACCACCAGTGGGGACAATCACCTGACCTTTGTTATACTTTGCCATCGCAGCAACGCCACGTTCCTGATGCGGACGGAGTTGGATTTGCATTTGGTTCATCATCATATTATAAGGACACTTTAGAGGATCCAAGTTACAGTCACTTTGCCTGAGTCTTCAGCGATTGAAGGTCTTTGATAACTTGTTGCATCGCAGAGCGAGAATATCCAGTCGCATAAGGATACCCTTCAATACCAGGATTGTTAGGAGCAGTATAGCACACATTCACTGCACTTTCAAGTCCTTCAATTAGCCTTTCAAGTGCAGTTTCGGGGACTTTAATGTATTTCATCAGTTCAAGTGGTTTGGTATCTAAAGACTAAAATAGAGCACTTCTAGAGGCATCTAGACTGCTCTGGCGACACTATATCAACTACCAAACATCTCATCAAACAAGGAATCCATTTCACTGATTTCACATTGTCGGTCAATCAGGTTACGCATCTGAACGAGTGCATCTTGTTGCATCCGCAGTTTCATAATTTGGTCGCCAATGTCATGCAGTTTGTTATTGATTTCAACACGGTCCAAACCATTAACTGCAGTGACAGTGTGCTCAATGCCGTTAATGATTTGGGGTTTGTCAGTAACAGTGAAGGTCATTTAGTGCTCAGTGCTTATACTACTGAGACACTTTAGAGGATCCAAGTAGGTATCAGCGAGAAGTGTAGCGATGCTTTAATTGCTTTTCAGATGTCTTGCCTGTTGATTTAAGAACCAAATCTCTCAGTTTTGCTTCACCTTGTCTGGTTACTTTCAATCTTTCTTGTCTGCTTAAACCAGATGCTTTTGCTGGTTTATAATCAGGACTTACAGGTTTTTCTTCTTTCTTTTTGGATAGAAGTTTGCTTGCAGTTGCAGATGCTTCCTTTGCTTTAGGTTGAGATGCTGCTGGTGCAGATCCACCTGCTTTCTTAGCAGCAATTCTTGCTAATGCTGCTTTCTTTCTTTCTTCTTTTGCTGCTTCTGCTGCCTTTGCTTTTACATCAGCACTTCCACGTTCTTGTGTTGGTTGTTGAACTCTTGTGGATGCTTGTCTTTGAGTACCAATATCCTTTCTATCTTTATAGGCAACTGGTTCAGTTTTACCACCACCAACTGCCTTAACCCTACGCCTTTCAGGAGTTGATTTACGACGATCCGCACCGATACGTCCACCTTCACCAGTTCTTCTAATTTGAGAAGAACCCATAACCTCCTTATCGTATGCTTCGACAATAAACTCCTGAAAGGTTTTCATCTGTATCTAAAAACTACTTTGAGTTATTTATCAGTCAGCATCCTCAAGTAGACCAAGTGCCTTATCTGCTGCTGCTTTAGAACCTTTGAACACTAGATTGTTCTCATAGAAGTAATGAACACGCTCACGACGAGCAGCAATCAAAATATCATATTGCTCTTGTTGTGATGCAGTGAATTTGAAATCTTGCTTACGCCAAGCATCTTTCAGTTCGTTAAGATGAGGCAGAACATTTACAGTTTGAGTCATTAGTTCAGGATTCAGTAGTTTCAGTAGTGGTTTTTTGATTAACTTTAGGAGTTATACGAATGTTATAAGGACTGTTGAAAAACCTGCGAAAAGAAGTAACAACAATAAAAAACGCTGAGATAACACCAACCAAACCAAGGAAGGTAACAGCATCACCAGTAAAAGTATAAGTATCAGCAGTCATAATCAATAATCATAATTGCCGTTGATGTACTCATTCAGGTTAAACTTTGAAGGTTGTTCACCTTCTTCATCTTCATCAAAGAGACCTTCATTCATTTCCTCAACAAAATCAAAAGAAGAAAACTCTTCAATTTGAATATCGTCGAAACGGTCCATAATTTGTTTTGTGCTTACATTACTAGAACACTTTAGAGGATCCAAGTAAGTATCAACGACTCATAATTGCTTTCATTCTTGCTTTCTTTGCTGCTAGTTGTGCTCCTGCTTCGTGCTCCATTTCTCCGTGTGCCTGACGGATCTGCATTCCCTTCCAACGAACAGATTGACGCGCAATTTGCTTGTTATACTCATTAGGTTGCATTATTGGATGTTGTTCTTCAATCTTCTTTGCTTTCTTGATTGCTTTACCACCAATTCCACCCTGCTTATCAAGCATTTTGGTTATTTTCTTTGCAGACTTGATTGGTTCTCTCTTTGGTGCATCATCTCTCTTGAGAGTATATGTCTTTACACCATCTTTTTCTTGATAAGTACCAGGAACTGCATAGGGGTGAACATTTGGTTTTTTCCCTTCGCAAATAGTATAAAACTCTCTAAATGTCAGCATTTTACTTATACTTTTTAGATATTTATTTTATCGAACATCTAACAACTTTAGGTTGTGTTGGAAAGTGATGAGTTCTCAGTACACCATAAATGATAAAACAGTTTGTAATCAAGTAAGTAGCAAAAATCACGGTGCGAATGACCGCAACCGTGTCGCTTTCTTTATCGCATTTGGATGCTTTCTCTCCAATTGACTTTGCCCACCATCTCCACCAGTTGCTATTCTTCTTCATTTCCCATCTGCAAAAACAACTTGATTGAAATCAGATTGATAGACAACTACGCGAACATCTTGTGATTTGTGATTTCCCTCACTGACTAGAATTGAGATAGATTGCTCAGAGGCAAATGCTACCACTCCAGAGATAGTTTTGTAAATCACTTCTGTTCCTTCGCTGAAAATCATACGAAAAATGCCTCCAATCCTTGATAGTTAATGGGCATAGAAGTCCAGCAACGAGTATCACTGAACTTCACTTCTTTGCCAACTGTGGTACTATTTACAGGACTAAAGAACTTACACTTTTTGTAGTCGTACCACCCCCAGATGGTGCGTGTAGATTTTCCATTATTGTAATCAAACTGGCGGTGACAACGCAACCAAATAGAAAACACGTTACGCTTGAACTCTTCAACTTCATAAGAATAACCTTCAGGTGGTTTATGCTTGAATTGAGGTATCAAATCAATGGAGAGTTTCATCAGCAGTCATAATCACGTTCTGTAGACAAAAGAGTAATCATAGTTTTGAGTTTAGCAATCTCTTGCTCTTGATCATCAATTTTAGATTGCAGACGTTGAATTTGTGCCTGATACTGTTCTTTCAAGTCAAAAAGCATTTTGTTTGTGTGTGCAACGTGATGAGTCATAATCAGGTGGTAAAGGATTCAACAATACGGGACTCTTCTTCATCTACAAGAGTGAAGCGAGGAGCAGCAACTACTCGTTCCATAATCTTTGAGTGATACCTAGCATCATAATCATCTGAGTCTCGTAGAATATCGTGACATTCAATGTCATTTTCTGCGATAACATTGATTACTCCACCATATTCGGAAGAAGGAAACGGAACCCAGTAGTCAACAATGTAAAAATGCTTCATCGTCTGTTGTAAATTACCTCTTTATTTTAGTTGTTGTTGTCGTCTTCGTCAAGTGGGTTTTATTCGGCAGCAAGAATAAGTGCTACTCCCAGTGTTGCAAGAACTCCAAGTGCAAATCCAAAGATGAATGTCACATAAACTCCGCAAGATAATAGTCGCAAGTAATTTCCAGTTTTGCTGCTTGCTCCTCTACCCACATACAAAAGTCATCAGCATTACGATCAATTTGCAGATCTTTGCGTTCTTCGTTGTATTCAATCATCGTTGTTGCTCCTTTCGTTGAGTGTAGACATCATCAAACCAGCGATTTAGAATGTTCTCACAGGTTTGATATTCCTTGCCGTTCAATGCTGCTTTGTGCATTTGCCAATACCTGACAGCATGAAAGATAATCTTTTTCTCTTCAGGTGTCAAATCGTCTTTCATCATTAGGTCTAATCACTTTGAAATAGTATGTAATCAATCCTAACACAAGTGCAGTAATTAACAAGTAAAGTACAATACCAAATGGGAGTGTCATTTTTGTTGTTGAACTGCTTGTTGACGATAGTAAGCATCATACATCTTATCATCACGCTGGATTAGAAAGACATTCCAACCAAGAATGACTGCAAAACCAATCAATCCAGCGACAATGTGCTTTTTGGTCATTTCTTGATAACAGGTGCTTGTTGAATATCAAAAGTAGGTACAGGTGCGCCACCATTACTGGGAACCATATAAACAGTTCGACTGGTGTTTTCTTCTCCTTGAGTAATCCATAGGTACTGAAGATAAGCAGGATTACCTTTTAGACTATCTCCGATAATGGAGTTCGCTTTTGCTACACCTTGAGCACGAATCACTTCAGCATCAGCAAGTTGTTGTGCAGAATCTTTCTTTGCTTGTGCTTCCAATACGGCAGTTTGACGTGTGTACTCCGCCTCCATAAGTTGCGCTTTACCATTTAGAGATTTGGTATAAACGCCATACTGTGGAAGACCAAAAGCAAGACCAAAAATAATAACTACACCAGCAAGACCAACAACAGCAACACTGGGGTCAATAAATCCGTTTTGTTTGTTCATTTAGAAGAAACTCCAGTATTTTTAAAAATCAGATTAGCAAGAGCAATGATAGCAAAGTTCTGCCAGAAGGTCAACGATACATTGAACCAAGACAGAATGAGTCCAAGTAACCACGCTTCAAAGAAAAGTCCAGCAGTAGCAAGGACAATAACAACAAAGGCAGCAGCAAGAGTAGTAGAAGTTTTCATATATCAAACAGCAAGAGCAGCAGAGGGGATTTCAACAATTTCGGGCAGTTTGGCATCATCAAACTGATTCATATTATAGCACACCCACTCACCATTGCGGAAGACATATGCAAACTCTTCGCTATTATCAGGCAGAAGATACTCACACAGGTCAGCATCAAGGCGAGGAGGACAATTATCACCACGCTGAGAGTAAGGAAGAGGACCAGTTTCTGGGAGAGTTTCATTATTCCAACCAGCGTTAGTCCAAAGACAAGAAATATCTCCAAGATCAACCAGTTCAGATGCTTTTTCGTAGGAGTTAAAGTTTTCTACAAGTTTTGCACCATTGAACTCAGGATAACCATCATAATGGCAGTAGATGGAGAGAATAGAACCGTCTGCAAGTTCAAGACCGATTCGTGAGCGAGTTGCCATTTGAAGTGTTGCTTACATTACTGGAACACTTTAGAGGATCCAAGTTAGTAAACAGCAATAAGTTCATTTGCTTTCTTTCTACTTCCACCCTTGGCAGCAATAGTTCTAGTCACTTGAATCGGATATATCGTTGCATTTTTATAAAGTTCCTGTGTGATTGGAACATTATGATTTGATACGATTACTTTAATACCTCTGGATGCAAGAGATTCTGCCAATTCTACTAATTGAACTTGCTGCTGATGAGTAAATCCTTCTGTTGCATAACTTGTAAAGTTTGCAGTATCAGAGGCAGGAACATAGGGTGGGTCCATATAGACAGTATCACCTGCTTCAAGTTCATCATAAAGAGATGAATCTTCAAAGGAAAGTGATGTAAATCTCACAAGTTTCTTTGATAAGAAGAACATACGGAAGTTCCACATTTCCTCTGATGGGCACGATGGTTTATCATACTTACCAAAGGGAACATTAAACATTCCTTTACTATTATATCGTGATAACCCATTAAAGCAATGACGATTTAAGTAGATAAACAGTCTTGCTCTCTCTATGCTATTTGCGCATTTATTGAAGTATTCCCTAAACTCTAGATATGCTTCTTTTGTATTGTTTTCGGGAATAAACAGTTCTTCACAATATTTAATAAAACTATCATCATTTGGATTCACCAAGTTCAGATAGATTGCAACCAAATCTTTATTGATATCATTCAGAATGTATTGCTCTGCTGATGTGTTTAGTGCAACAGATAGACTGCCACTAAATGGTTCACAATATCGTTTTGGATAACCGATATGTGGAATAAGATGGGGCAGGACCCTTGTTTTGTTTCCTGCCCACTTAAGAAATGTGCGATTCATCAAGAGTAAATGTAAGACTTTAGTGCCAACTTTACTTTCTTATCAGAAAGAATGTCAAGACGATCAATTTGGTCAATAGCAGCACATTTTATAGCAATATTTTCTGCTGCCCATTCAAATGCTTCAATAGCACTAAAACGACGACTAAAGTTAATAGAAATTCCAAACAAAAGCATAATTCTCAAGTAATTAAGTGCCTGATGTGCAGAATCTGCCCTATCTTTCCCACCAAGAATATCGGAACCTCCGTGACCATAAAGACGGTGATCTTGAACATCTCTTACATCATCCCTATTCACAGAAAAAAGTTCCCAAAGAATCCAATCTTCCGCAGTGAAATATAGTTGAGTCCAACTTGACTTTGGAGAACAAACAAACTTCTTGAATGAATCAAGTTTTGTGTCAATTTTAGAAAAACCTTTTGATTTCTTGACACTAAAAAACCTATTATTCCAATATTCTTCTACATTACAATCAGAAGCAATTTTAATTTGCTTACCAATGTTGTCAAGAAAAGAAACAACTTGCATTTCTGGAAACTTTCCGCACGATTCAAGTTGTGTAATATCAAGGCAGAATGCTTTCCAAATTGCTTTATTACTTCCACCATTGTTAATAATAGGAGTAGTTTCTTCTCTGACATTTTTTATAGTGGAAAGATAGTCAGTGACGATAAAATTCATACTTGGAATGTCTTTGGGAATCGTTACACCACTCAAATAGGAGAGGGGGCGATCCATATCCTTTACGGTCCAATCAATAAGATTCGTTTCTCCAGTTTCATAGTTCAAAAGACCATGACCCACAAGACAAGATGAATAATTATCATCTTTAGATTTTGCACTTGTGGTGTTATCAATCGTATCGTAGTAGAAGTTCAACTGTGCTTGAGTTGATACAAGGATAACATCAAAGTCCAAAACTTCATCTTCAGGTGCTACAAAGTCATCCAAAGTATAATCATTTGGAATTTTCACATCCCCATTCAAGAGTTGACATTGTGCGACAATATTAGTGTTTCCATCCAACTGAAGAATACTATATGCTGGAATTAGAGTACCAAAAATATCTACAATATCCTTTGTGGTAACAATTAAAGTATTTCCCCGATTTGCAGCAATAGTATCATATCCACGACACCTCCCAGTATCTGGATTCTTCTTAAAATAGTATGCTTTTAATACATCAGTCAGGGCCCTTTCTTCTGAAAGGCGTTGCATAGTAACTGGGTTCGTATTTTTTGTCCACCGATTTCCTTTGCGAACAATAAGTTCTCCACGAACTTTAAGAGAAGTCCTAAAAGATTTTTTATCAGATTTTAGAACTTTGTCAATAAGTTTTTCCTGCCAAGTTTTAACCTGGGTAAAAGCATAAGTAGTCATAATTTGCTCCGAATAATGGTTTGGAGTGATAAAGCGTGTAATGGTTTGCTTTATCAGAGCATATTTAGTATAAACTAAAAAAATAAAATTGTCAACTATCAATAACAACCTACTTGTGCAGCACCAGTTCCAAGAACTGCACCTAAAGGAATTGCCCAACTCCAAGAATTTTTCTTAGATACTGCAGCAGCAATTCCTCCCCCCAAAAGACCACCAAGAGTTGTTCTTGCGGGAGAACAATATCTTCCAGGTTGTTGAACAGGAGTATTTACTGGAGACTGATATAGTACCCCACCATTTGGTCGATAATATGTACCAGTTCCACACTCAACATTATATCTTTCAGTATTTACTCTCCCTTGTACATAATTGCCATATTGGTCATAATATCCAGGAGTGTAGTTTTCTTGATAATTAGTGCAAACTGAATAGATATTTGTTTGTTGAGAAAAAGCAGGAATAGGTGCTACAATCAAACTAGCAAGTAAAACTGCTTTGATAGACATTGATTTTTTTGATTCTTAAGAGATTATATATGAAAAAAGGATGCTAGTCAAGCATCCTTGTGACAGTTTATCAACCGCCCATCTCCTTAATACTTCTTACAAGATACTCAGTAAACTGTTCCATCTTCTCAGGAATTACTGTCTCAGGTCTTTCATTGATAGCATTTTTGAGTGCTACCATTTCTTTCCATTCTTCGTCACTAAGTTTATTTTGTTTTCCCGATGAAAGAGTCATAATTCACAATTATTGTGTTGCTATCCTAACATCTTATCTATCAAAGTGAAGACTTCTTAAGAATGTCTTTGGAATTGCTTTACACTTCTTAATCATTAAAGAAGGGACCAAAGTTACCACGACTTCCAGGTTTCCTATCTTCTAGCATATCCATAATCTCCTCAAACTTCTTACATTGTTCAATATCAAGAAGAAGTTGTGACAGTTGTTTAACTACTAATGGTTTTTCATTTGTGGCAGCAGACTTAATCGCAGCACGAAGATGTGATTCTGCTTCCAATAAGTTGTCAAGTGTTTGTTTAGAAAGTGCCATTAGTATTCATTCCTATGTCTTGGTGGTTTGATTGATGATTTATAAAAACAATAATCTGGTAATTGTGTTTTTTGTTCCTCAAAGTAAGTACAGAGTTGAACAACATCTTGTGGATACTTAGATTTTACCATATTATCATTAATATTGCCAAGATGGCAAAATATGTTATATCCACAAACTAAAAAATCAATCATACTTTACGCAAAAGGTATGAACCATCACCTTGTTCCACCCACTCTACTTGGTCACCTTCTTTTAGATTTACTGCTCCCAGAAGATCATCGGGGAAAGTGACGAAATATTCACCACTCGATCCATCAACTTCTACAGGAAGTTGCCACTTTACAACTTTATCTTTTACTGGATAAATGTCACCATCTTCACTCACATGAAGTGAATAAGGTTCGTCTTCCCAAAAATCTGCCCAAGCATTTTTACATTCAGGTGATGGGTCATCTTTATCACATTCAAGTTTATTTTCTGACTTCAAATAGTCATCATATGCTTGAATATGCCCTTTACCATTACCGTTCAAAAGAGCAAGAAGTTCATAACAACGACTTGCATGTAGTTTATGAATGTAATAGTTTTCATCCACCACACCTTTAATTACATCATAAATCTCTTGCGGCGATGCTTCACTACAAGAGATTGCGTCGTGAATCCAATTCTCAAGATTTTCAAGCGAATACTTTTTATAATCAAAGTTCATAATCAATCTCTGGGTTTAGGTTTAGAACAATCGTGACAATAATAGGAGAAACCATCACGGAAGTATTTTACAACCTGATAGTGGTCTTTGTCAAGTGGTTTTTTCACTCCACATTTATCACAAATCCTTATCTTTCTTGATGGACTTTCGAACTCGCTTGAGTTCTTTAAGTTCCATTTTAATATTTTTGTAAGCAGCGTCAGCATCTAATTTGCCTCCCATTTCCATCGCTATGATAATGTCCACTCTTGTTCCAAAATGTGCAAGAGCAGTTTCAAATGAGTCTAATTCATACATTCCCATCTTTCCATTTTTCAAGAGTTAGAATATCTATACGAGTATCAACTGCATCGATAGAATTAGAAAGTTCATAAAGACAGTTACTTGTCTCTATATTTTCTGCTTCAAGAATTTCAATACGTTCTTGCAATTCAACCAATTTTGAATAAACATCGTCATCTTCAATTGCAAATTTTTCCGAGGGAGAAATAAACCATTCAATAAAATTTCTAATCATTATCAAGAAGTCCAACAGATTTTAAGTAACGTCTATATGACATAAAACGCCCCAGAGATGGTTGTCTTGGAGCATTTAGTTGATGGCACACTTCACAATAACATAACCACTCATACCAAGGAGTAGTTTTATCAAGAACATGATATGGATATTCTAGAGTAGTTCTTTCCAAAATTGCTCTCCTTTTTGAAGTGCTAATACAACAGTTGTATGCTCTCTTGCATGTCTATCAAGGTCTTTATCTTGAAAATAAAGATTAGACCTTTCAACAGCACACTGAAAGATATTAGCCCACATCTGTTGATTGGGTGTTAGTTTTATTTTCATTATTCAAATCTGGGTGTGGAGCATATAGAGGTCCCTCATAATTTCCTGCATGAAAGTTTTTAAGTGCTTCTACAGTTGCTGCAGATTCTTCCCAATTCCAAACATTTCCATTTTTGTCAGTAAAAGTGCGTAGTGTCATTAAAGTTTTCCTCCAACAAATGAATCGTAAGTTTTTTCGGATGCGTTGTCAAATGCACCCTCTTGTTTTTGTTTTAAATACCAACGTGTTGCTCTCACGCATTCTTCTTCAGTCAGTGAAGTGATAATACCTTTACCGTCAGGATAATGTGATTGCCACAATCCATATTTTTTTTCTTCCACATAAAATGCTTCATCAATTAGTTGTTGTTCCATAATGATTTAATTGTCTTTGTAATTCTATTCTCGCAGAGATCAGTTTGCTATACAGAAAGTCTTGGTACTCATTCCCCTCTAGAAGACTTGTGAGATTATCAATTTGCATGAGAGCAAAGATTAAATTAGTTTTAGATGTCATTTTTTCTTGCGTTTTGTAGCGCCAGCAGAGTTTGAAGAGGAATCCAAGCGGGTGGTTCGTCCTTTACTTGTACCTGAACCTCTGTTACTTTTTGGTTCAGGTTTTTGCTCCAAATCTCTCTTGTGTTTTTTACTGGGTTGAGTGGGTTGTCCATCACGATAATCAATCTTAATAGTTCTCTTGTCCAGTTTATATCTTTCTAGATATTTTTGCAAGTCATAATCATCCTTAAACCAACAGACTCTTTTTTCATTTATGTGTTCTAGTCTTACACCAAAAGACTCATAAGGAAATAGTTCAATGTTGTCCTGTGATGTCTTCATAATCAATAAGTTTTCCAAGTTTGAAGTGTAATTTCAATCGAGGCCAATCCTCCCACTGGCCAGTTGTAGGATAAACCTCAACATAATCAGTAATATAGCACGGCTCTACTTTACCATGTTTTCCTGTTGGAATCCACTCAAAATTCAAGAATAACTTTTTGGGATCATAACGTTCATCGTCCTCTTCAATAGTTTCAAATGTATGAGTTTCCCTATGGGTTATTTCATACAAAGAACCATCAGGAGAAATCCAATAACGACACATTGCACAAGCAAGGCCTTTGGTTTGCATTTCTACATTGGTAAATTGTTCTCCCAGGTCATAAGAAGAACGAATTTCATCATAAAGTCCCATCGTCTTCCTCTAACTTTTCGTCAAGATCTACTTCAATATCCCTAACAAGTTCTTTCATTCTATCAAAGAAATCCTTATCAAGTGGGACTACTTTTTCTTTACCAGTTTCAATATCATCAACCATTTGAAGTAAACTTTCTAAGAAATGTTTGGGATAAATCTCATCTTCCAAACTATCCCAGAAGTAAAGAATACACTGTTCCAATGGATCATCAGATACAAGAAGAGCATACTCTTGATAGTTGTCTCCCATCAAGTCTCCCCAATTCTTGAAAGCATACCAACAATTATACCACCCCTGAATGATACAGGAGTGCCAAATGTATTCAAACCAAGACAGTTTGGTTTTCTTTGCATTTGTTCCCAGAAGTGGCTTGCTAAACATATCGCGGTTTCTCCTTATCAAACTGGTAGAACTTAACGTCTTTCATATCTAGGCACATACGAATTGTGCTATGCTCTCTCTGTTCTCTTGGTGTCCCCCTATACAAATATCGGCGCTGATATGCACAACACCAGATGTTATAAAAGATTTTAGATTTCTCTGTCATCATCCCAAGGTGCTTTTTTGGACATAATCTCTTTCAATCTTTCCACTACTTTAGGGTCTGGTGGTTGATTCAATCGTTCTACAAGAGCATCAAAGTCCTTTGCAGGAAGTACAATACGCTCAGGTTTTGCTCCCTTACCCCAGAACTTTTCAAACTCCCACTGATAGTTCATATCCAACCATCCACCATTCAGAGAACTCCAAAACTCTCCCCAAATATGGTAATCATCAAATCTAAATCCTTCGTGAGAAATCAACCTATACCACCACCATATGGGACGATAACGGAGAAATCTATTGGAGATTATCAATTTGTTTATTAAGACCATCTTCCCAATCGTAGTTTGCGTTCTTTTGATATGTATGGATTGTATGGATCATCATAAGGATAGATGTATTCGCAACACCAACCCCAAGAAAGTGCCTCCCAGAAGTCATCATATCCAAAATGATTCATAGTAACACGACAATCAATGATATACTCAATATTGCGGAAACCCTCAATAAACCATTCCCATTTTGTCATCTGCCAGTATTCTTTCCAGGTCATACTGTTTCATCGCTCCAATAGTACCTCAGTCTATCACCATCTGCAGAAATATTCAAGTGGTAGATCTTACCATCCTTGCCATAAACACCAATCCACAGTGCTCGTTCATTCATACTCTCCAGGTGAAACAACTTCACTTCTTCCAGCACAATTTCATCAGGGTTTTCTTCCCACCTTATTAGTTTAGTCATTTTTTCCACTTCCATTCACTCTTGATACTCCACTCTGTTCTAATGTAAGAGTAGTTTAGATAATCCCAAAAAATACCTTGATAATCTTCAAAGTCCCATTCAGGGTCACGACCATCATAAGTCATCAGTTGTTTCCACAACTCAAAACATATTTTAAATGCTTTCATTTTGCCTCCCAGAACTTACCATCAGGACCACAACACATATCATACATTCTTTCATATCCACAACGATGTGCTTTTGTTCCTCCACTCACAGGATTTTCCTGGTCGGGACGAACACAAACATCCCAATAATCAGTTCTATGGAAAATATGAGATCCCCAATCCTTACGATAATACTTACAATCTTTACAGAGTTTCATTTTGCTTTCATCGCAGCAGATTGAATAATCTCACCAAGTTCCATGAGTTCCTGTTTCATTTCAGGAGTAGAAGTCTTTGCGACCTCATCATAAAACACTGTGAGTGCCGTTGTCAAGAAAATCAGTTGTCTGTATGTGAGGTTCATGAGTAATTGAAGTGTAAATGAGTTTCCCAAGTGAATGCTGGTTGGTCTTTCCTTTGCATCATTTCTGCGACAAAATAGGGAATGAACCTTGTATATTTGTCCAGAAACTCTCTCTCCGTCAGTTCATCAAATCCGTGCATATAATGATCACAATCAACAAACTTTACGAACTTTTCATATTCACGGTCTCTATCATCAACTCTTTGATAGTTGCGACAGATCTTCAACCAGAATGAACGACCTTCACCAGTTGCACAATAATCAATCGCAAAGAAACGATAGAATGGTTTATCGCTCATTATTCTTCCTCACTCTTTCAAGATACTCATCTGCTTGCTCACGAAGTCGTTCAATCAAATCCTCAATATCTCAATCGCAATATGATTATACTCCCGATTGAGATATTCACAACGAATAGCATCAATCATACTTTCCATTGCAATAATCTGTTGATGCTCTGGTGTGATTGGTGTGCCGTGAGGAAGTCCAGAAGTTTCAAGATTGTGAAAGTCATTATATCGTTGAAGAACACGATTACTCTTTTCACGACGCTCTGCTTCCTCAAACATTGCATCTGGATAAGGTTCTTGATTGTTCATGAGATCCAGAACTTTCTGGTAATCTTCTTCAGATACTTTTGCTTCAATAGGTTTGTTCATAAGTTTCCTCAGTTTCTCTTTGGCGTATTCAGTCAGTTCGTATTTTTGTTTGCGGAGTTCTTCTACTTCCTCTTGTGTGAGATTAACCCAAGGCATATCATCGTTCATTTGTTCTTCTCACAATACAGGAAATACTTGTACTCGGCAACTTGGTGCGGTGCATATCTTACTACATCGCATTCTTTGTACTTATCAACCACTTCAAATGATGAAGAATTCAGTGGTTTATCACCACCTGTGGAAAGATTAATAATCACAAGAAAGATTATACCAAAGACAACAAAGACACCAGCAGTAACACCAACAGCACGGAGAAACTCTTTGAGAGCATACTTATCTTCTTCAGTCATTAAAACTCTCCCGAAACTTCTTCCAATTTTCATCTGCTTGTTTTTCTGCCCAACCCCAAACACCGTGTTCCATACCATCAATTTGAGCAATTTCAATTTCTTGTTGAATTAAGAAACGAAGCATTTTGATTTGGTCTTCAGTCATCAAGAGGTGTCTTTGTGTATGAGAGTATTATACAACAAAAGGCACTCTGTTTCAAGTGCCTCTGTACCAGTTCTTTAAGTGTCCTTAACCAGGATAAAGACGAAATCCTTTATGCGATTTTCTTTTTCCACTTAAAACACAAGAAAAATGCCCTCTATCTAAATTATTTTTTCTACAAAATTCCTTCATATTTTTATCAAAAATAATTTCCCCAGTAGGACTAATCACACAAAAAGATTTAACTTCTCTTTGTTCTCTCATTTTTTGTTTATGTTCTTCTGTATGTTGTTTTCCTCTAAATCCAAATGTTCCAGGTCTTCCTTTACGCATTTCACTTAATTTTTGCCTTGTTTCTATTGATGCCTTTCTACCATAATTTGGACTTTTTTCTCCTCGTCTACTAATCTTTCTTTTAGTTTCTAATGAATGTTTTTTACCATAAAAATGATGATTTTCACCTTTTATAGTTTCAGTATATATTTTTTTAGAACTTTCATATAAATGAGAATTAACATATCTACTTTCTTTCATTTGATTATTCATACACCAAAATGCTTTTATCATTTTGTGTGTTTTATAATGATGTAATCCATACCTTTTTATACAAATCTTTTCTAATAATGCGTGAGCAATATAGTGTTCTCTACCAGAAAGAACTACAATTCTTTTATTTTTTCCAAATATACTTACTGGAAAGGTATGGTGTTTTTCCGTGTAACCTTCAGGAAGAGTTCTATTCTCCGCTTTCCTTATGAGGTTACAATAAACCTTTAGATAATTCATTTCTATTCTATTTGGACGGCATTATTATTTATAGTAGAAAAGGTGCCCATAAGAGCACCTAATCTTTTGTCTGTAGAGATTGCCGTCCAAACAGACACTATTATTTATTACCTCAACATCTCCTTCATTTTGCGTATTGCATCATTAAATCCCTCCACAAGAAGTTCAGTGTTCACATTCTGTGAACCGTCAGAATTTTGTTCATCCAAAATCCAGTCCTCCACCAAATCTACAATATCATTACAGGTATCAAAATCAAAAACAAGTTCATCTACCAATCTATTAAAAAGCTTTTGTGCTTGATATTTTTTCACCAACCTATTCACCACATCATCCAAAGGTTTTGGATTATCTTTCTCATCACACTTTACTTCATTATAATAATCATCTTCTCTTACCTTCTCTTCGTATGCTGCCTGAAAACCTGCTTGGAAACCCCTCCATCTCATATCATCATACTTGGAATCAGTTTCCAATTCAGGATATTGTCCCCACCAATCTTTGTATGCTTCTTCTACTGGTGTTTTTGTCTTTTCCAGTTCTTCCAAAAATGAGAGTTTGGATTGGAGCATTTTGATTTCTTGTTTTACCAGTTCAATTTCAGTCATTGTTCGTCAGTCCTACTTCAAGTCCTTCCATTCTTCCCATATTATACCCCACAACAAACGCAGAGTGCAACCACTTATACATCAAATCCTTACGAGTATTCACATCCTCAACTTCACAATCACCGAAAAAATATTCACTACAAAATGCAAAACCACCATTAAGGTCATTAAACCATTCCTGAAATGCTTCTTCAATTGTATCATCAAAGTCCCAATCTTTCGTAGGATGAGTCATAAGTCCAAAGGTTGTTGAGGGTCTCTTTTCCAAGTTTCCTTATAAGTAATCCACCGTTCCACACCAATTTCTTGTTGAGCAACCCAGTGTATTCCATTTTCATCAATCGCATCAAGATAATGAACACCAGTCTTGGGGCAGATGACTCTGGATACTTGTGTGAATTTTAGTTTGTTAGTCATTCTTCCAAACTTTTAATACATTTTTGAATCAGGTCATTCCACCTCTTTGGAGTAAGTTTCTCACTCGCATAAGAACTCCTAAAAGGATACTTATACCAAGTCAAACGGAAGTTTTCACTTGGGATTTGAAAGTTAGGTTTATCCATTTCATCTTCTTCATCACCCCAATAATAAGGACGGATGATAAAGAAGTCGTTGGAGAAATGTGGAGTGTATCCATAATCTTTTTCTCCTGTATTTTCTGTGATCGCATCAATCAGGATTTGGAATGGACCACCCATCCACTTCTCACGAGGAACACTATATTCCTCTGTGGCATTTCCACATAACATTTGCCCAAGTTCAAGTTCAGTCATTTCAATCTCCAAGAACACCAGACCTTACACTTTCCACACCATCAACATATCCCCTATCATACTCATCACCTGCCCCAATATCATAACCAATACCATATGCTTTATCAGCAACTACAAGAGCAAACTTTACAGCAACCTCACGAAAGGCATTATTCATAGCACCAGTCATAACACCAGCACCAAGAGTATTCATTCCAAACTGGGTTCCATCACCCCAGAGTTCAATAAGTTCTTGTTCAGTCATCAGGTATCTGTGTGTATGAGAGTATTATATCAAATGGAATGAGGAGAACTTATTTCAGTCAAAGGAAGAGTTTCCAGTTCTGCATAGGTGAATGGAATGCCATCATCAAGTCGTGCTTCATTTTTATAAAGATAAAACTGCTTAAAATTAACAACAGTTCCCCTCAAATCTCCATCTTCATCTACTTGATAGACAAGCACATCACAATACTTATTTCCATCATAAGTCAGGATTTTTGCTCTACGAATAGGTGCTTTTTCTCCCGCAACATCACCATAAGATGGAATGGGATAATCAGTAAAGGCATCAAACATTTGGAGTTCCTTTGTGTATGAGAGTATCATACCACCCACAGAGGCACCCAGAGCGTCCCCTGTGCCAGTTCGTCAAGTGTCCTTACACCGATGTAATGGAATACGAAGAAACTGAAAGAACCTTCCAGTCCATCCTATCATATCTCCACATTTAGGACAACAATAAGATGGGTGGGTCATCCTCCCAAATCTCCACTCACTACAATAGGTTCTACATCACCACAGACAACTTCTGCGTTCATTTGTTCCATAATAATAGACACCTTATCCATAACTCTTTCTCTGGTTTCTTGTGTCCAAATACTATTTCCAACGACACTCAAACTTTTATAAAGAGTGTTATGAATTACCATAAGGTCTGCTGCTGATAGTTTAGTCATTTTTCTCATCCACCCATCTAATAGAAAGACATTTATTCATAAACCAACGAGTAATAGCATTTGGTTTAGTCGGCATATAGAACCTTAAATAACCATTTCCAATCGTATAATAACCTTCGTGGTTATTTCCTTGTTTGATTACAAAAGAGGTTTCCACAGAACTACCAGTCGCACAAAACTTGGAGTAATCAAGAGTAAGTTTTTGTGGAAAACATTCATTTTTACGAGCATACTCAAAGTTCTCAATAATCTTATCAAACTTTTGATTGTACCTTTTTCCAGCAAAATATTTGGAGCACTCAAACTTTTCTTTTGTTGTCTCAATCAGTTTATCAATCTTCTCATCAAATTCTTGTGTGATTTCATCCAGAGTTTTGGGTTTCTCTGGAATATCCAAGTATGGTTTGATTACATCAAAATACTCAAAATCTTCGGTGTAATAAAAAGCACCAACAACATAAGGAAGAATACCTTGAGGGGCTCCTTTGAGTTTCTTTGGATTGAGTTTATATCCTATTTTTTCAGTCATTTTCTAATCACAGCAATTACTTTACGATTTGGATACTTCTCTACAATTATATCACGAGCACTCTCATAATCAATAGCATCCTTTACGGTTTCATAATACACAGTTTTATCTGCGTCATCCCAAGTTTGAACTTCGTAAGTCATTTTTTATCCCAAAAAGGGTTTCATTTCAATCCACTCATACAAATAGAACAAGGACAATCATCAGTTTTAGGAACTCTAAACATAATGTGATTTCCAGAGCAACAATCTCTATCACCACATTTCATACAATTATCACAAACCCACTCTTTTTGATTACGACATTTTACAAAATCTTCAAGAGTGTATTGTTGGAGAATAGAAGTCATTCTAATACATCAATAAGTTTGTTAAACATCCAAGAGATTATGAGTGCCTGCCCCCAAGTAAGAGGAAATAAAGACACAAGTGCCCAACCCATCAATCCCACAAAAATATAAAATCCAATTGTTTCAACAATCTCGTGTTTAGTCATTTCAGTTCACCTTAATAGGGGGGTCAATCAATCCTGGTGGAATTACATACCAGATAATGTTGTTTGTTTTGCGAATATCTGTTAGAGCATACATAAACTCATCAACGGTATTGAAAGATAATACTTCAAAGTCCTCTTCTTGATGAAGAGAAATCTTTTTATTTTGAATATCTACCACATATTTTACTGGAGTTTTAAGGAGTTCAGTCATTTGTAGCAATAATCCCAAATCCGTTGTTCCACCAATTCTAACACATCGGGGGGCACATAGGAAGTATCTGTGGTTGTTGGAAGTTTTGCGACTTCCTCACAGATAAGTTCCAGTTCCATTAGGGTATAGTCAATCATTCTTCAATCTCCACATTTCCCCAACGATTGAGTGCTTCACGAATAGTATTTCTAACTTCGGGATAAAGATTGTAATAACCTCCAATCTCATCCCAAAGTTCATCAAGTTGTTCGTCGGTTGGTTCAATCATAAGGTATCCATTCAGCAAAACTAAAGATATACGCAAGTCCCCATTCTAATGTATGAGGTGGTAGTTCGTCAATATGATTAAACGCAAGTCGTCTTGCTTCCAAGATGCGTTCTTTACCTACCGCAAGTAGATTTGCTTTAGAACCTTTGAGAAACTCAT